GTGGTATCTTCTATATAAGTTGCAGAATAATTCAAGGAAATTGCTATTAGTTTAAGAAGTTCTATCCCTGTCTTTCCTCTATATTCTTTATTCAATACTCTAAACATATTAGGTTGTAACTTACCCTTGTCATACTTTTCCCAAATACTAGTCAATTTTTTCGGATTAAAGAAATTATAATTTTTGTCTATAAAAATTAACTTATTTTTTACATCTTCTATATCTTCACTTCTAGAATAAGCAAGAAATAATTTATCTAGTTGTTTGTATAATGAGGACTTTTTCTCCTTTTCATGTTGAGGCGATGTAAGTTTTCTATCTAATATATCCATTAACTTTTGTAATGCTGACCTAGCAGATTGTATTCTCTTAAATACACTATTGTTAAATTGTCCATCTATAATAGAAGCATCTACTAATTCTGAATCATGGATTCGTCGTATATTTTCAATATCAACATTATTTTTATGTGCTCCTTCAATAGATTCTTGTTGACTTAATAATTCATCAAACACTTCAATATACTTAAATAGAACAGTAATAAATTTATTATAATCTGGTTTATCAGTATCTTTTCCGTGTTGAATTATTTTAGGAATGTCTTCTTCTAAATTAGGAGAGACTTCTAACTTTTCTTTCCATTTATCAGGAATAGGTAATTCAGTAACATCTTCTTTAATGTTTACACCATGTTTGTCTAATAAATTTCTAACTTCTTCAGACAACCCTTTCTTCAAATCTTCTATTATAAAAGCAGCCTTAGCCATAGGCTCACTATGCCCACGCAATTCTGCTTTGAACAGAAGAGTCATATTTACCACTTATTTTCACTTCTACGCTGCTTCTTGGGAAGTAGAATTACATCTGGTATATCACTAGAACCGGGGATTTCTTTTGATACTGTTCTTTCAGGGTCAATCCCCACAGCATCCAAATCCCTGTTCTTTGTTACATTCTTTTGCAATTCATTGTGAACCTTTGCTCTCGCGTTGGCTAACTCTCTTTCCAATTCTCTTACGCCTTTTTCTTCACTCATCTTCTACACTTCCTTTTTCTACATAACCTAATTTAATTGCTGCTTTTAGCCAATCATCTTGGTCTTCGATGGGGGCTTGTGATTCTATCAATTCCGCAATAATATCTAATGCTTCTTGAGGACTTCTCATAGACATAAATTTATCTTCTGATTCTTCTAACTGTGAATATTTTTCACGAATCGGTTGAGCATTAGAACCACTATACCTACGCTGTGTGGTGTCTTGTTGTAATTCTCCATATTTTATTATATTTTCCCAACTCATATTAGCCTACTCTCCTTTCAGTTCTTTTATCTACATTCTGATTACCTGCTTCTTTAGGCAACCCACTAAACCTCTTATCCGGCCCTACATTCATTGAGGGTTTATTCCTTGTGGTCGCGGGGTCATCTTGGGGCTTACTTTTTCCGCCTTCCAGCATTTCTTCTTGCATTTGTCCTAATTGACTTGCATCAATATTTGTTCCAGCATACGGGTCTTTCTCACTCCCTTCTGCTCCTGATTCTTGGGGAGCCATTTCTTCTTTTTTATAGGAAAACCTCCCCTCATCATCCATATCTATAGTAAATCCAAGATTCTTAATTGAAGCAGCAATATTAACTTCTATCTCTCTTTTCCTCAACTTAGCAATCTCGTCTTCTTCTTCCGAAGGTGGTAATTTCAATACCCAATCAGTTATACCAAATTCCTTTGTGACGAAAGGAAAAACATAATTATTCCAAATAGTTTGAGCCATCTCTACCGCACGATTAGTAACAAGTATTTGCATACCTTCATTATTTAATCCTCCACTAGCAGAATTATCAGCCATGAAAATTTTACTAACTCCATAGAATCCTGATATTCTATCTCGCAAATCATCCTTAACAGATACATAATCCATTTCTTTCAAACTATCCATGAATTTAATCCATTCAATAGAACCCTTCCCTCCTTCTGCTTCAATACCCATTACTGGAATAAAGTGTGGGTCTTGTTCCATCTTCTCTTTAACTCCCCTCCAAAAAGATTTCATAGATTCTATATTTCTAGTTTGGACTGCAAGCAATCCTCTAGGCATTCTAGCCTTAGTGTAAGATGAATTAATATAATTATCCATTGCTATTAATGTAGTTACACTATTCCAAAGAGTGATTATAGGAGATAAACCATAAAGTCTACTAGGTGTGTACTTACTAAAATGAAGCACCTCTCCTTCTAAATATAATTGTTCCTCTCCATTAACCCTATTTACATAATGAACAGGATATAAGTCAGCACCCCCGCATATATCACAAGTACCTACCGCATCTTCTTGAATAAAATCTCTGTGTCGCAAACAAGTAAAGCCCTTAACTCCACGCTCACCTAGTTCATCAGCATAAATATGCATAGTTACAGGGTCACCTCTATACACTTCTTTAATCCTATGCATCATTATTTCTGAATCATTATCCAAGAAATATTCTTTAACCAAAACTAAGTATGCATCATCCATAATATTGAGGTCATCTTCTAATTCTTTTAAAATATCTATAAAAAGTTGTTCTGATTTATTAACATAACTTTCCATAAATTTATGAGCATACTTCAATTGCTGTGGGTCCGGCTTTTTTAAGTTTATTGAATCACACTCTGCACATTCTTCTGTTGGAGCCTTATGTTCCTTACCACATTCTTCACACTTAACAACGAATTTTTCTTCCCAAAGATAACCCCTACGGAAAATTTCATTCTTTAATTGAGTCACACAGGTTCTTAATATAACAGACTGATTTGCTATATGATAAATAATAGGGCCAGTCAGCATATAAGAATGGTCTTTTTCCTGAATCCCCGGATTAAAAACAGTTCTATCTGCTGGTCTAGGAGTAGTCCTTCTAAATAAATTTCGTATGCTAAATCTACGCTTCTCTTCAGCCATGTATATTACCTTCTACCCTATACTAATCGCTAGACGCACTTGCCTATGAACATTCCCATCCTATTGTATTCGTGATTCTATCTTATCCATTCTAGACATTTTATTGTTACCTTCTAATTTCTTTATGGAATCTAAATCAAATCCATCTTGTGTAAAGTCATAATTAGTATCATCTTTATGGTTATGATATTTCATTAACTTAAACAATTCGTTAACTCTAATTTCTGCCCAAGGTTCCTTTTTATGTCCCTTCTTAATTCTTATTAATTCTAGAAGTATATCTGCATTTGGCCCCTTCATTCTAAAGTGCGGCCTACATTTAGTTAACAAATCACGAACATCATCTTGAGAATAGAAATTTAATCTATTTACTAGTCTTGTATCTTGTGGAGATTTCTGGTCAAGATGCAACCTTCCGCTACCAAGTGATTTACGCATTTCTATCATGAATGCCCTGCCTCTATCACCTGTAGCAACCATACCAACTCTAGGATTGTTATTCCTATCCATAGTAATATAACCATCTGAATCAATAAATGCTGCAGTATATGCATAAATATCTTTCTTAATATCTTCATTCAATTTAAAAAATGCACCATTAACATTGGTTATATTTTGTGATTTAGCCAAATGAGCAATAATTCTTGGAGAACTTTTACTTCTCAAATTTTTCGGCATTAATTCATATAGTTCTCTAGAAGATATTCCCGGATTATTACATACGGATTTCATTATAGATTTCTTTATTTTTTCTTTAGTGCCAACTATGGTATATTGTTTTCTTAACAAAGATTTAAATTGTCTCTTAGAATTAGACATTTGTTTACTCAAAGAAACATATTCCGCATTTATAGGCACATCTTTCCTACTTAATTTGAATTCCCAATATTTACATAGATTATCTGTAAGTTCTCTTCTAGTATCTACATCATTTACATTTCCTAATTTAACTAAATCAGATTCAGAACACACCATATCCCTTATTAGTGGTTTATATTTATTAATCCAATAAATCTTATCAATACTCTTATCTAAATGGTCAGAATATGCTTTAATCAAATTATCTATAGAATCTGTTAACCTTATCTTTTCCTCGCCCTTAAGAGTTCTTCTATACATTCTCATATCCTTTATTAACTTAGGTATATCCTTGCCCTCTATTTGATATTGCTTAAGTTGAATATCCAAGTCTTTCTTTGCAGTTGTTAAGGATAAATTGAACTCTTCTGCATACAACTTAACTAAATTGTCGTGATTATCTAAAGATTGTTCCTCTAACCACTTTTTAGTCTTAAGGTCTTCTTCTATCTCTTCTTGTTCTCCTTCTACTCTCTCAACTTCATCTACCTTATCTGCTAACTCTCTGAGTTTCTGTCCTTTTTCTCCAACCATGATAAATCACCTACAGTATTAAAAATTTAACCCCATAAGGCCCGTATTTGACCCACTGAGGGCTATCTGAGGCTCTTCAAAGATTCCGAGGTCATCAAGTAGTATAAATGTCTCGGAGGCCGTCTGTGTGGCCGCATTTGCTAATGCAAGGCCCATTACTAAGTCATCATGTGCCCCAACCCCTTCAAATCTTCCTGATTCAGTAATAGTGAACATAGATAATTCCTCTATTAACGCCGTAGTCATCGCTTTACTGTTATTATCTCCATAAGGGAAATTTAATTTACCATTTTCTATGTTCATCTGTAAGTTAAGGATAATTTCTTGCTTATTCTTTCTAGTAGTATTGAAATCTTTAATATTTAAGTCAGTCATGCTCCTTAACTCTTGTGTAAATGCCTTTGCGAAGGTGTTTGTCTCATATAAGACTATTTCGGGTTGGAATAACTTACCTATGAGTCTAATCTTTTCAATATTCTCTCTAAACTCCACATTTTTTGCCCTATCTACATGAACAATAGTTTTATTCTTCTCTTCATCTACTTCCAAGACCATAATTACATTATAATCTCCATCTGTAGAGATAGCAGGGTCAACACCAACATAATATTTATAACCTTTATCTATTCGATTACCTAATTTAAGTACATAGTCCTTATTTTTACATTTATCTACATATTCATGGTCAAAGAGAGCAGTTCCAGTTGAAACAGGTATGCATAGATACTCTCTTGTGAATTTCAGTGACCCTATCTCAGATTTTCTTTGCATAAGTGCATCATAACCCCATCTATCAGCCCACAGTGGTTCATTTAAAGAATTAAGACAAGGATATTTCCTTACAGTATATGCCTCATTTTCTTCTAGTAAAGAAAAAATATCTGTATAAGTAAAAGGAGTTCCTATCATTCTTAGATTAGCAGTATGATGCAGAGTAGGAATCATATCTCCAAAGAACCAATCTGTAACTTTCTGTATTGCTGATAAACTAAACTCTTTCAAAGGGTCATCAATAATAATCTCTTGAGGGTGAAGTCCACGAATCTGAGAACCAATTGAACGCTCTAGAACAGCATTACCATTAGTAAGTTGCATATTACCTATTGCCCATCCTCTCTTCGGTTTATATTTCTTCAATGCAGGAAGACCAAAGACTCTATCTATTTCCCTCATATGTACTAAAGTCTGCTTTTGGTTAGATGAAATATATAGCATTTGAAATGGAGGTTCTTGAAACACTAAGTTCCAAACTACCCATGAATGCATGAAAACTGATTTGCCGTGGTCTCTTGCACAAACAATAACTGTTCTATCTGTATTTTGCATAGTTTCGTGCCACTCTTGCATATACTCTGGATATAATAGTCCCAATACATTCTTAAAGAAATAGGGGAAAGAATTTCTAGATAATTCCATGTCCATATTAGACACAAAATCAAGTTGTTCTACTTCCACTCTAAACACCCTTTATAGTTATCCACCATTTAGAACCAATATATTTCTGTAAAGTCCCTACATTACCACTGGCTTCTGCAATTGATAATTCATCTAATATATCTTCAGGAATATCTTCTTGTTTAATTGGATGAAAACCTTTTGCTGTATAATGTCTCATTGCACTCCTACTAGTAAAAGAAGCCAATAATGTTCTATCACCTTTCTCTTTAATAAGTTTATCTATTAATAATCCTACTGCACCTTTTTTTCTATCGCTTTGTCTATATCCTTCTCTCACATGTATGCCTGAACCTAATAAAAATCCCTTATGTTCTGCAAATCCTAACACACCAATAGGTTTATTTCCTTGCTTCAAATACATAACCCAATGATTAGAAGGTTTTGTAGCAAACAACCCAGTCTTAGGTAATCTCTTGTATCTTTGCTGTCTAGTTTGCCATTTAGTATATCCATCCTCTCTAAATACTCTTATAGATTCTTCTTCCGACATAGCCTTGAAATAAACATCATTCCATGTATAATCATTTTCTGGTGGGAAAGGATAGTCTTCTTTAACCATACATTCACCTAAAGTTTGCTTTCAAGAAATACACTGTTTCTTGAGTAATACCATGCTTACTTGCTATTTCCCCCATAGAATTAAATTCATTAATTATAGTCTCCACTTCTGTAGCATTTAAGTCTACATTATAATCTTTCTTTGCTACTTCTATTGCATAATTAACATGGTCATAATTGTCTATTTTAGAAGTATTGTAATGGACCGGTTTGTTTAACATCTTACGAATATTATCATGGGCTATTAACACTTCTGCTGCCAAGTCTGCTTTCACTATATCAAATGAATCTAATGCTACAAAGAATTTTCTAATAAGGTTATCTCTCTTAAATCTAGTATCAGATTCATAAGTAGATTTATGTCTTCTAAGATGACTTTCTAGTGCGTCTAATGGATAAGTTTTCTTAGCATTGAATTTTTTAGCCCACTCCTCAGAGGTTTTTCCTCTAAAGTCAATAGTTTCTTGTATATTATTCTTCTCTTTAATTTCTTGTAAAATTGTTCCGAAGTGAATATAAATATCTTCATCATGGTCATAACTAAATATTTCTTCTAGACTTGTTGCTGCTCTATCCATTTTATCTACTAAGTTAGACAGTCTTCTTTGTAAAGCAGGTTTAGATATTTCTTCCATTAACTCTGTCAATTGTTTTAATGAGTGAACAGAAATCGCTGCAGTTACTAACTCAAAGTATCTAATCATCAATGTAGCAAATGCATCGGGATTCTTCATCTCATCTCTAAATAATCTCATAGTATATTCTGCAATAAATTCTTGTTCATCATCAAATGGTATGTATCGACTGGTTAAAGGTATTACAAACGCTTCAACTAATGCTTCCATATATTCCTCATATTCATTAGAAAACATATCCCCAAATAAATCAAGTACATTCTTTCCTTGTTTCTCTCTACCAGTAGTTCCTTCATATACTTTTATAGGCTCTTTATTCCGCCCTTGAAGAGATGATTGCCTAGTAACTCCACTAGTGGGCCAAGCCTTGTCTTTCATACCACCTAGACTCATCATATCTTTTAGTGAATCGAAATGTTCTTTTAATTTTTTAACCTTTTCACCCACATCATCTCTTTCAGATAGGTCTGCTACCTTGGGGGTTAATGGTAAATAAAATCTATCAGTATCTTTAAAGTCTGTAGCGGTATCATATAATTCATCGAAATAATTATCTAACTTATCTAATTCACTTGGCTCTAAGAAAATATCTATTCTTGCTGCTTTCTTCTGAACTAATCTTTTTATTGAGGCTACATCATTTTTAAACATTGGCACTCTACCAAATGCTCCTTGTTCCCAAGCATAATAAAATAGTGGGTCAACCCTTTGAATAGACTTAATTGATTTAATATCTCCTAGAATAGAAGTCACAGCATCTTTGGGTATTCTATGTTGAGTTCCCGGTTCCATTGTTGCTTGTTCTGCTAATGTTCTTTCATCTTTATCAGGTTTAAAAACATCTCTTTCTATTTTTACATCAGGGTCATGTAATTCTCTACCTGCTACATCTTGACCCGTTAACCTATAATCAGCAGTTACTTCACCAGTTCCTACGCGTTCTCCTTCTTCTTCACCGAACCTTCTACTAGCCTTGGGTTGTGCTTGAACCATATACAATTTAAGGAACTCACTAAGTAATACGATAGCCTTTACATTCTTATCATCCATATCAATATTTTTACTAGGAACTTCTATAATATAATTGTCTGTCTTATCTAATTTCTTAGAGAAGAAAGCATCTAATTTTGCTTCTATTGCAGACATGATTTTCTCCTTATCTTCATTATCTTCTGCCTGTTCTTCAACAATCTTAAGTTTCTCTTTTAAGACTCTATGTAGTTCATCTTGAGCATCTATATACTTATTAAAATCATCATGGGCTTCTTTCCAATATTTGTAGATTGCTTTTCTTGATTCTAAATTCTTAAGACTCATCCTACCAATTAATAAATCGGGGTGTATAGTTTTAATCTCATCTTTACCTGAAGTTTGCAATGATTTTAACTTTCTAATAAATGGCCCCAATCTAGATTCTAGAGAAGCATGTTTAGAAGATTGTGTTCCAAATGCTTCTATATCATGATTAATTAATCCTCTATCAGTAAAGTAATTAGAATCTTGAGAAATTCCTATTTCTGATATACCCAAAGGTCTAATTTTTCTTAATTTTTTAGTAGTCATTACTCTATTTTTATAAGTGAAGTTATCTAGAATATCATCTAAATCAATTTCTTGAACCTGTTCTACTGAGGTTTCTATTGCACCCTTAATACTAGCGTACCTTCTCAAAATCTCTTTTGTATCTTCCCTTATTTTATTCCATCTTGTTTGTCTAGGCGGCACTAACTCATCAACAAGTTTGCTTATCTTAGAAATTATTAACGATGTCCATTTCTTTGTGTCTTCTTCTACTACAAAATTAAAATTATATTTAAATTTCCAATCTCCCGTTTCAGTAGCAAAATCTGGATTCAATTTCTTGAATACATCTGCTAATTCATTGGAAGTGGCTCTACTTGCTAAAGCATCTGCGTAATCTGTTTTAACATCCATTGTAAGTTGGTCTTCATCTGATAGTCCTTCTTCTTCCTTAACTTCAGCAAAGAATGAACCACCCTCTTTCCTTGTGAAATAACCAAGAATTTTTTCTCTTCTATTTTGTCCTGCTGCCCAATCTTCTTTAGTCATATTTTAGTCGCCCCCAATAATCCTAATTCTCTCAGTATATCTAAAGGTTCTATTTGTCCTGTGCTGTCTTCATGTTCATCTTCTGCAAGCCTTATTGATTTACTAGCAATATCTTCCATTTTTTCTATTGTTGCATCAAGAAAGCCTTGTCGTATTTTTTTATAGTCACCCTTTTCTAGTTTATCTAGTATATCATCAACAATCTCTTTAATTTCAGATTCATCTTTTGATACTAGAATATCATCTACCAAAACATTAAAACCAATCTTACTAAATTTAGTATCTAATTTGGTCAACATCTCCACCACATCTTCTGACACCACAACACTCTTATTAAATATATTATCATTAAGTTCCAATCGTCTCTCAGTTGTTGCGGCCCCTACTATAGTTTGAGCAATATTTAAATCTCTAGAAGTAAACATATTACTAAGGAGTCCAATATCTCTTCTAAATCTTTTAGTTTTTACTCTCATAACATCTTCATGTTCTTCCATCTCTTTCCATGCTTGTTTTCTTTCTGGTTCAGAAATCCAATCTTCCCAGTCATCATAATCATCAAACCCATAGGCTTCTGCTACTATATCACTTTCATGTAAATTCAAAGCATCATAATCTTTTCTAGGTATTTCTCTAGTCTTCGGTTTACCGAGTTGAATCTGCAAATATTCATTATAAGCATTGAACGCCTCCCTTAGTTGTTTATCTTCTTTAACTGCTTTCATAAACTTTGATGTATTATTCTCTACTTCATTCATTTTCTCTAGTAACTTAAATAAATTAAACCCGGTTAATTTAGGTAACTCTTCCTGTTCTTTTATATTTCGTATTGCCATTGCAGTAGCCAAAGAAAGTTTAGTTTTTGGTATTCTAAATACTTTTTCAAGTTCTTCATCTAAAGTAAAAGTTGGAGTAGCGAGAATGTATTCTAGTGCTGGATATAAAGTATTCTTTTTGGGACCGAATATAAGTGATTTACCCACATTAGGAAGCATTTTTCTTCTATTTTTAGGTGTTAATTTACTAGGTCCAAATATTAACATATAATATTCATATATCTTTTGATGAGAAGGAGTGCCTGTTAATTTATATTGCTTAGTCCCTTCTTTGAATTCCCAGTCTATTGCCTCTAGTCTTTTTATTGTAGATATTCTAAGTTCCTCATCCTTTATCTTCTTTGCGATGGATAAAAGTTCATCCTTAAATTTGATTAGAATTTTCTTTCTCTTAGTTTTAGTGTGTTTAGATTTAGTTTCAATATAATTAAATAAAGGCTCAAATTTACCTGCTTTGAATTCAGCAACTAATTCCTCTATTTTGGGGGTAATTCCACCTTCTTTTCCCTTCTCAGATTTAACATCCTTAATCTCTTCTAGAACTCTATGCGCCCTTTCTTTTACTTGTTCTGGTGTTACCTCTTCAATTTCCTTTCCTCTAAAGATAGAACTACCCACACTATCAACAAGTTTATACTTATTGCCTTCTAAATAAGTAGTTAATACATTCCTAATCTGTAGTACCTTCTGCTCACCAGATTTAACATCTCCTATTAATTTCTCAGTAGATGCGTTATTATAGAGTAAAGCAATTATCCCCATATGTATGTCTTTTGCGGTGCGCGCTTTCATTAACATTAACCCTCTCCCCCAACATAACTTTCTTTATTCTTCCAATGAATATCTATCATATCATCGTTCCAATCATAAAGTGTAACATCAAATTTCGGATACCAACCCACCAACAGGGGTAACGCCTTATCTCTAGACATACCTAAAGTTTCTTCAACATTAAATCTAATATGCCTGTAGCCTTGTCTTCTAGCATCAATTAATAATGGGTCTATTTTCTCCTTAAATAACTTTTCAGCATTGTAATCATTAATCCTTCTATTAGGATGGTCTAATGGAACTATCTCATGAAACTCATCCACATCAAATGGAGGGGCTTTTAGTATATTAAACCAACTCATCTTAATCAAAACCCTCTGGCTAACAACATCTCTCTAATATCATTTAAAATATCTTCCAATTGTGAATCTAATTTTTCTAGTTGCTTACCAGCCTCAAGCATTTTTTCCAATTCCTCATCCTCTCCTTCCGGTAATCTCCTTTCTGCATACTTTTGTAAAGTATTGGCTAAAATATAAATATCGTTGAAACTTATCCCAGTTTCCCAATCATTATCAGTAAGTTGTCTAAACGATTGCATGCTCTTCTTTATCCCATCTTTCCAACTCATTGCATTTTCTCCTCTAATTTACTCTTAACATCTAACCATACTTGAGGATGGTTCTGTGCAAGCACTTCTTGAACGATTTGCATTTGGGCAATGATAATAGTATCTTGCCTCTTATGTATCAACTTACCTTTGAATTCCATCAAATATCTAAGGCTCTCTCGTATCTCTTTAGCCAACTTAGTTAGACTATCAACATACTTTGGAGTCAAATCTTCTTGTTCAAACAACTCATCTATCTTATCTTCTAACCTAGATATGTTATTTGAGAGGGTATCTACTTCATCCACTTCTCTGATAGCAATTAAACTAGCCGCAGACTTTTGCACCAAAGGTTGTAAATGATTATTAACATGCCTTACTATTTGGTCTTCGCTAGAACCAACTATTTCTGCCGCTAAGGTGGGGGTTAAATTGCCATCATGTAACTGTGATTCTAGTTCTACTCGTATAGGGCTAGTGCATAACGCACACCTTGGGTTGGAAGAATTAACATAATTGCCCATATGATTTCGTTGATGCCTAGAAGTCGTACCACTAGGCCAATCATTCTCTTTATCTATAGTATCTGCTGGAACTTCCATTACTTCAAGCCTTCTTTCTATCTCATCTCTATCAGTGTGATTACACAGAAAGCATCTTTTTCTAGTTACCATTTGACCACTCACCCTTAAATTCAGTCTCTAATTTATCATACAACTCTGAGTCATTTTCTTTGATTTGCTCTACAGAACCCTTATTCTTGCTATAAATAACTTCATCTCCTTTTGACACATGATTGATATAATCATTATGTACACTAGTTAAGGTTATAGATACCTCATAACCTAGATTAACAAGAAACTCATGCACTTTATTTGTTTCATTTCCTGAATCTAAAGTATCACCAAACCCAAACTTATTGAAAGCATCTGACCAATGATACTTTTCTCCTAAAATGGCTTTACTTTCTGTTAGTTCTTTAGGAAGTTTTGTTTGTTTATGTTTTCTACCACAGTCTTTTATTATATTAAACCAATTCATACCATCACCTTCATAATTGTTCTCCAATCTCTTATTTCTCTATTGTAACTAGTTAATTTTTCATCAGACTCTTCTTTAGGTTCTTCTTTTTCTGGTGGTTTCCACCCTGCTAATTTAGCCATATGATTTACCTGCCTTCTTGAAATGTAAATGTAGAAATCGTCTATTCTTCCGGGTTGTCCTATGGCTCCTAATAATGCCTTAACTGTTTTACTTTCTGCATTAGTATGTGTAGAAATTGCAACACTCATTAATCTAGTCCTAGCCTTAGTCGTTGCGAAATTACCTTTACTAGTAGTAAACTCATCATCCTTAGCCATAGCATTCATCATTGCTCTTATTTCACCAATGCCATTATATGCTTTTTCGGCTGCACCCTGCTGCTCAATCTTAACTGGCCCTTCTTTGGTAATATGATGTTCTGCTCCATGAAGCATTTTATATCCTTTGCCCAATACATCATATAAACCATTAACTCCATCAAAGGGCGCAGAACTTCCATCACCATAAATTGCTTGCCACATAGGAGGCATTGCTTCTCCCTTATTAGGACTAAACCAAGTAGTATCTACAGCATCTATTTCATCCTTCCCTCTAATTAGTCTACGAAATTTAACATACATAGGGGTTCTATAATGACCATACACCGTTTTTTTAGTTGCTGACCTTTCAGCACGATTAATTTTATCTATTCCATCAAACCTAATATTTCTAGGATTTAAGTCTCCTTCCTTCTTCCCATACTGGCGTACTATATTTATTACTTTTTCCAATGATTGCAATTCGTTTGTGCTAAAATCTGGCTTCTTGAATAATGTATCTAATTCCTTTAATTCCTTACCTAATCCGGGAGTTTCTTTTGGGCCAGAGTTTCCCATAATTCTACCTGTAATTCCATGTTGTGCTATCATTTCATAAAGGCTACCATTAAACAACTGAACTCCCATTGCTTCGCCAGATATTCCCTTTGCTTTTTCTACCCATTCATCCCAAGAAGTAAGTGCATCGTCGCCTTTGTAACTAACTTCGGAGATACCATCTCCAAGTTTGTATTTGACTTTATCTTTCTTCACGCTCTTTTTTCTTTTTACGACGCTTCCCACCCCCTGTTTTATTATTAAATAATGCTGCTGTTCCTGATGAAGTAGAGGTTACAGCCCCAGTCATTTTTAGTGTATCGAACCAACTCATTTGTCTTCACCTAAAAATTCATAAATCCTATTTACATTAATTTCTTTAGTACTTGTTAATCTTGGGGCTAATGGATTGCCATAAAAGAGAGTTTTAATAGAATGAAGCCATCGTTTCTCTGAGCGTGGGTCAGTGGCTTCCATGTATCTCTTCGTCATTAGTAATATTGTAGGCTTTAGTCTTTTAATAGTTTCTTTGTCTTTTATTTCTTTCAACCGTTTAGCCTCATCTTTACCTTCCTGTATATCTTCAGGCGCAAATTCTTCTGCAACAGCACTTTCATAAGGCTCAATTTTCAATATATCTTCCCAACTCATACTACTTCCTCATCATATCCATCCAACTCATTGATTTATATTCTCTCATACTATCTTTCCATTTTTCTGGGTCTTCTTGTTCAAAGTCTGCCGTAACATCTTTAATGGGTTTAGGGTCTTCTGCTCCTAAATCCTCAAATCCACCCATATCTTCTAATTGTTCTTTAGCCAAAGCACTAAGGGTAGCCATAATACAATGTCCTACATAATTCTCAAATTCAGGCGTACTGCCTAATTTCTCTACTAATTTATTAATTTCATTTCTTAGAGCGAACTGTTCTGTATTGCTCATTCCTTCTTCTATCCAATTAGTCAACAGATGTTCCTTTAGGTCTTGTGACATTTTCAACTTTATTGAATCATATATTCCTAGTTGCTTTAAGAAGGTATTAAGTTCATCAGATAAAGTTTCATTATGTCTATCATAATCGGGCATTTCTACAACTACATCTTCTACATCTTCCATTGCTGCTATATTAGACATAACCATAGTAATAGGAGTTCCAACCATAGGTTCTATTGCATTATCTTGTTCTAATTGACTTAATTCCTTAGTATCTAATTCTCGCAAGTCTTCATGTGCTTTTGCAACAAAAGACTGTGCTGCAGCAATTAATCCATTACCTGAATCCATCCTATCAAATATGGTAGCATAGCGACTACCTTCTATAATCTCTCTATAATCAACCATTAAACCACACCTCCGCTTCATATTCTCCTGTACCACTATCATACTGATATAAAACCAATTTGGAGCGATTATTCCAAATCCGTAAGAAGGTCGTCAATGCTGGTGTGAAGCCGGTCACATATAAGTGTAACTCTTCAACTTCTTTTTCCTCTATCCATTTTTCTACATGTTTTTCCAATAGGGGGTATTTTTCCCTTAAACTTCCTTTGGGTAGTTCATCCCAAATAAAATCATCTACTGGCATATCATGCCTACTTCTAATCAATCCAACGCTTGTTATATCTTTAATCACATCAAACCACATTCTACTACCTCCAATCTACATCATCTAGTTCTTCTTCCCATTCGTTAGGAACAACTCTCTCATGTCTAAACCACAGTATAGGTGTAGATTGGTCATCAATTTCTAACATCATTCTAGACACTATTGTAGGCTTATTCCTGTATTTTCTTTTTTCTGTGGAGGGTAACTCGTAAGAGTGCCTTTTATATTTTGACCACATAACAGTAATTGTATAGTTATCAATTGATTTATTTATATCCGCCTCTCCTACCTGAGTGAGTGAATTCAACATATCTAACGCTTTACATGCCACCTCTTCAGGTAATAAATCTAAGGTTAAATAAAAATCAATAAATTCAGATGCTATACGGCTCCCTCTTAGAAAATAGTTTCTAGATATATAACTTTCTCGTGGTCGAGTATCTTTAAAATTGAAATTCTCATTTCCAATTCGTTTCTCTTCGGGTATTAATTTATTTAGTAGTTCTACTTTTTTACCATCACCCAAAGTTAATCTAGTTTCTAGTTTATCTTTATATTCCTGTATTTTCTTTTTACAGTCATCATCCTCAGTCTCGGATATTTCGGGTTTTTTAATTCTTAACTGCGTCTTAGGTAAAGTGAGAATCTTTCCTTGTTTTAATACTCTCCACCACATATTAATTCCAAACCACTTCTACTGCTGTGTGTCCTTTGTCTATTAGTTTATAATCTACTTCTATTATATGTCTAAGGAATACTGTTTTATCGTAAGTATCATATCCTCCAAAGGTATCGGATAAAAAATATTTATCTATTGGTTCAAGGTGTTTACCTACTGGAATAGCATAGGCTGAGAATTCTGTTGACCATCTGTGTATATCTGTTTTTATATCAGTAACATTGATTACACCAATATTATAATCATTTAAAGTCTCTATATTGTTATCCATTATATGACTAGATTCTTCTATCATATCCAATAATCTACATGCTACTGCTTCTGGAATCTCATCATAAAGGTAATCAGTTTGTTCTATACTAACAAATGCGTCATAGTTTTTAAATTCAGTTAACTCTTTAGGTAATCCCCAACCAGTCATTTTATATTGAGTGTCTATCTTTCCTTTTAATTTTATATACTCTTTATCTTGCAACCAAGGATTAAGTTTATCATGAGCCATATTCTTTAGTTTATTTGCATACTCCTGTAATTTCTTATTACAGGTATTTTCCTCTTCTACCTTTTCAGGCTTTCTAATTCGCATGGAGGTTTTAGGTATAGTAAGTATTTTACCTTGTTTAATTATTTTAAACCACATATTACAACTTCCTCCAATCTACACTAGGAATTTTTTCAGGAAGAAGTAATAAGGGTGCAATATAAGCCCAAGAAAAACGCAATACGGCTCGATGTTGACGATATCGTTCCCCCTCCTGACGGTTAGCATCAGCACCGGGGATAATCTCCAGTGTAAGTTCTGTAAATATTTTCTCCTCATCACTCCCTTCTATCTGATAATGCATATCTTGCCATTCTCTCTTAGAATACCATGCCTTAATTTTCCATGTTTGTTTATTTTCTTCAACTGTTGTAGACGGCGTAAATTCAGGCAATGTATTTTCTGGATTAAGTTGTTCCAACTTATCTAAAGCAACACAACATACTTTTTCTGGTATTTGTTCTATTTTTTCCTTACTAGAGAAAATAACTTCTTCTCTAAGACTATCCGTACTGCTAAATCGTGATTGCGGGTTCTTCATAGAATGTTTTGGCGCGGTAATATACAATAGAGTATTGGTAGGATTTGATGCTTCTTTTATATCCAAATCTTTATCAACCAAATTTTGCAACACCATTAAAGAACTTCCATTAAGAGACGCTAATTTATTTCTATAATGTATTAATTTATCTTTACAAGTTCTTTCCTCTGACTCAGTGGGTTTCTTAATTCTCATAGTAGTCTTAGGAATAGTAAGAATTTTACCTTGTTTAACTATTTTCCACCAAGTCATTTCTCTCCACTCCACCACCAATCATATACAGCATCTATAAGTTCCTTTGTCTCATTCCTATGTTCGCGCCAAATTTTCTTCTTCTTCTTGAGTAATTCATAACCCTCAATTTGTGCATCCCAATATTCCCAATTAATTTCCCATTCTTTCCCCATTTCATCTCCAATCTACACTATATTCTTTTATCCAATCTGAGGGCGCAGTAATAGTCCGTCCTTAACTGTGTTTTAGGCAATATGAGGATTTTACCCTGTTTAACTATTCTCCACCAAGTCATAATAAATTCTTCCCCCCATGAGAATCAATATATTCCTTAAATTTAGAACTTGTTTCATACAATTCCCAAGACCGATTAGAATCCCAATCACTATCCAAGTTTTTGTTTATTACTTCTCTCATCAAAACAAAGATTCCACCCGAAGAACCTAAATTATGATTAAGAACCCTATCAATTGTGTTCGAGGGCGATAGATTATATTCTTCTTCAAATAATCGTTCATACTCAAGTCTAGCCATTTCTTTAGTCATCAGGCTATCGGTTTGGTTTGCATGAAACTGCGACACTTCTCCCTTCCAAATACCTAATCCTGATTTATTATTCATAGCAGAATCATAATGCCAATAATCTCTAGGTATTGGAGCAGCAGTTATCATGTTACGATACCCATTTCCTTGCCATGTTGCTATATCATACCAATTTTTAGGTAAATCTTCCCTCCAAGATGAAACGGGTGCAATATAAATGAAACCTATCCTTTCATCATGTGCCTTTAACATGAAATCATCTACATCTTTACTTGCCAACATTTTTTCCTCTATTTGTTTTGGTAATTTCTTACCTAGTTTTTTCTCCATAGCCGCTATATGTTCTTGTATTGATGGTGCATCATTACGACCACTAACACCTCTAACCTTTATTGGAATCAAAGTTTTAACATGGAATGCAGGACTACCTAGAAAATTTGGAAATGGATAATGCTTCTCCATCACTTGTTCAGCACTATTCTGTCTAGGGTCATAAAGTAAAATAGTGCCATTACCAATATTCTCTTTTTTCAAAATATTGGGCCAAGCAAGTATTTTACCTTGCTTAACAATCGCCCACCAACTCATATTCCAAACCACTCCAATATTTTAGGCCAATATTTACTTAGAGTTTGATTTGTCTCTACATTCCATGCAATTTGTATCTTATCCAACAATGCTTTTATCTCATCTTGTTCATGTTGTTCATCAAGTGCTTCTATATTGCCTTCTTTCTTCATTTCATTAAATGCTATAGAGGCTAGAGCCTTAAAATTCCTAGGAGTATATTTCATCGTAGATAATTTGAGTAATGTCTTTAATAATTTCTGATAAGTGTCTGATTGAACAAAATTCTTTCCCTGTTCGTAATCCCACCTACGAAGTTTATCTAAGAATGTAGGTTTAAGTACATCTTTGTACTTAATTATCGTCCACCAATCACTCATGGTCTAAACTTCCCCCAAGCCCATATACCCCAAATCACTTCTATTACTGTTTTTATCGGATTATTAAAATGATACCACTGTGTCTGCATAATTCCACAGGTTTAACTTATTACTCCCTTAAAAAACTGAATTTTGAACTGGCATTTTTTTGTTACTTGCGTTTATTTTTTTTATTGTTTAGTTCTATTCCCAGAATAAGAATGCGCTAGTTATAATTAACTATCCTAGATACAAACACATGCCATTGCTTGTATATATGGCGCGATTTTATTTATTGTTTATTTATATTTATGTAGGCTGACTTTGGCTTCGCTATATACAATAGACGCACACGCTTAGTAGAGATAAAGGCTACTGACCGTTGGATTAATTATTTATGCCATAAAATTAATTACGCGATACAAAAAAAAATTAAGCCCTGCTACGCACCCATTCCCCAATACCTCCCATATGGTTGTGCTTTGACTACTACCCTATCTTCTTTAAAGAATTAGATGGATTTTCGGCAACAGGGACTAAATCTTCGTTAATATGTCTACTAAACTAGTATTTCACTCACTATCTACTACATTAGTATGTTGCTTACTTATCCTGTTATGGGTGGCTAGCCATGCATCGCATAAGGAATTGTATTTGGGTCGCTGTTTTAGGGCATTGCCGTGCCAGTACTATTGACCAATGGTCAAATCGCTTTATATGGTGTTACTGGCGTATTTCTCACCAAACCCTATTCAAAAGGTGTTGCAGCACCATATGAAATTGCCTCACCAAATGAATCTAACTTAAGTCCATTTCTCTAAATGCACTCAAGGCTGCTTGTAATGCTGATAATGCTGTAGTTAAATCATCATCTGCAACTCTTAATCTCTTAATTATCAGCACATGATTAGAACCAGACTTAGAATGTCCTACTTCTAACATGTATTTGTATCTCTCACCTACTATTACTTCTGTTTCCTTCATTCACTTCCCTTTCCTATTACCTGTCTATCAAGTTTAGTCTCATGTCGTCGTCTAAACAGTTCTTCATTGAAATTATCATTAGTTGGATGTAATATAACTATTAAGTTGTTCGTTTGTGACTCTGAAAACCTCAATGTAATCATCATATTAACAAACCATTCAAAATGTCTCTTCGTAAATAGATTAGTCATGCGTTTTCCTCCAATATCCTTATTTCATTTCGTAGTTGCTCATTTTCCTTAATCAATTTAGCCTTCTCTCGCTTGAGTCTTCGATAACCATACTTAAATTTAAGTTCTAAGTTCATTCATCTTCACCCTTATTTCTAGCGGCTAATCTTGCTTCTCTTGTCTTAGCAATAATGTCAGGTGTGCATTCTGACCTTGATTCTGTCTTAGCATCAAAGAAACATTCAATAATTGGTTCTCCGATAGATGTATAATTACGCATTACATTTTCTACAATGTATTGAATACTTCCTATATCTGGAAGGGGTGTATTAACACACATCTCTTCTATAACTCTCTTAGTTTGAACTCCATCAGTCTCCCATCTAATAATGAACTTCAATTCAACCTCGATATTACTCTTATTAGTCAAAGTAGTAACCATAGTTACATCTTCATTAATTGGATAGTGTAATTCAGGAGTTACACCTATTTTCTGTATTCCTACTAGGTCTTCATAATTAAGAAGGAAATATTCTCCTGATGGAGTAACCCACTTCGTTTCTGTAGTAACAGTGGTGTCTTGTATTCTTTCTATCTCAAAATTAGTGTTTTCCTTTAGTTGGTTAATCATCTTAGTGGCGTCTGTTGAGTATTGAGTAGTTAAAGCGCGCTGTCCATCTATAACAATAGTATATATTGTAGATTCACTATCTATAGTTCTATTACCATACATACCAGCATTAATATCAGTACTCCATTTATATCTACTAACAAAATTCATTCCTTGGTCATGAAGGTCACTAGAAACCATTGCCCATTCTTTAGGAGACAAAGCGATATCATAATTCATTGCCATTGTTCTTTCATATATTACACTCATACAATACTAACGGGGTGGGGGGGTTATATCAAAGGTAGTAGTCAAAGCACTACCATATGGTTGTAAGTGGCTTTGCAGATATAACCTCATAAAACGACCAATTAAGGCCGAATTATGTTGTAGTGGGGGCTAAATCCACTACGCTTACTCTGAATCCTCCACGACTATGTTGCATACAAGTGCAACCGGACTCTCGCCGTCCCATGAATACGGTGCATCATCGTTATCTTCTGTTGAAGCCTTGTATGCGGCATTCAACATCAAACGGCGTGACTTTGTGGCATCATCAGCGAAATCCTCTGCTGTATCATAATTACCACCGCCAGATTTACCGTGTCTGTTCTCTAGTGTCTGAACTGCTTCGCTCTCATCAAAGAGAGAAACCATCGCGGCATGATATGCCAAGAGAATACCATCTCTCGCAACTATCACCGTTTCAGGCATTGAAGACCCACGACCAGCCCTAAACGGCTTATCGCTTATATCTCCGAAGCAAGTCCTAATTGCCGCATAAAGCGACTTTCTTGAATCAGGCTTAGCGTCACCAGCCGCAACTAACTGCGGTACTGCTAACAGAGCAATATGCTCATCAGCCCAATCGGGATGTGTATCAAACCATCCATCAATTAGCGTCTTCTTTCCATTCCATGTCTCATCATCCATACTATTGTCTACCATTTCTTTCACTTCCTTTATTCTCCTGTAGTGTATTAACCCCACACTACATGACTAACATATTATAGGGGTGATATAAAGGTGTATTGCAAAGCACACACCATATGGTTGTGTTCATTCTTTTATTCTTTTTATTGAGTTTGTAACTCAGAGGCGGGGCCGTGACTACAGGGAGTTACAATATAAGCATAGGTAATCAAGTAGGAGAAATTCGCCCTTTTCTCTTCCGTCTATTACATTCGCTCAGAAAAAAACCGCCTTGGCTCAATCACACAACTTTACAACTTTCCAACATTCCAACATACCATATGGTTTTGCTTTGCATAGAACCCTTCATATACCCCCACGCCACCGTTAGTAATGCCCCCCAAGGCGGTTAGTCTAACTAATCAACTAAGGTGATATAATGGTAGAAACATGGAATGACACGAAATTGAAAGTAAATACAATGATAGATGCAGATGAAGCGGGAACTATTGATGAGTCCCTGCGAGTCGTCTGTGGTCATTTGATTGCTACTGGTGATGCAAAGCCAGATATGCAACTTCAGATGACTAAGAGCCTAAAGGAAGTCCTAAGAGGACAAAACGGTTATCCGTGGAGAAGGGGCGGAGGCGGGATTCTTTCCGCTACTGCGCTAAGTGTCGTTGATTCGATATGCTCTGAGGCCGCTAGTTCTTTTGCTACTGCATTCGATGAATGTGGTTCAGGTATTCGCGCTCTATTAACCCCACATGGTAAGAGTAAGAAGAACTCCTATGCTGATGGTGCTGATTTCGGTCAGTATATCGCTAAGAGTGTTCGGAAGACTGCTACCTCTCTCTTCAAGGAAGAAATCTGGGACGGAACAATGGATGGCCTAAATGATGCTATCATTCCAGATGAACCCGACGAAGATGATTCATCGGAGGATTCTGAGTAGTTGTGATTAGCCGTCTTGAGGGGCCACTGGGGGTATGGAGAATAAACACTCCATGCCCCCTTTTTTAATTGATTTTGGATGGTATATCTCACAAAGTAAAGAACAACCATATGGAGTGGTATTAACGCTTTTTAGATTCAGGTATTGGCTCGGTACGCTACCTCTTATATAACCCCCTCCGGCAGTTAGTAATAGAAGTCTCCCAATCACCTTTCAACTGTAAGAAGAACCTAATCTCCTTATCAATACACACCATTCAAAGGATGAATCTTTTCCCTCCTTACACAGCACTCAAACTAACACTCACACTCAAAGAAACAAATAGATAATATATCTTATATTCTATAACAATATCAGTATGGTATATCCTATATAGTATATGATAACTACAATCAGAAGTGATTCAAAATGGCTAACATTCTCACTTTCCACCATACGAGAAAGAAGAGGTCAGACAGAATGGGTCAGATAAGGGAGGATATGTATATCAATATATATAACATTCTTTATTCTTATACTTCTACTACTTACTTACTACTACCCCCCCCTCTCTCTCTTCTCTCTCTCTCTTAGGGGGCTGGAAACGAGAGAAATGAGAAAAGATGAACATGTTGCATATAATGGTACAGATATACTATGATATGTAGGGCAAAATAACATTCTCAAAGATTGGAAACGATTGGAAAAGATAATAATTTACAATAGGTGATAAAATGAGCAATAGAAAATGGAAGAAATGGACAGATGCAGAAATAAAAAGACTGATTAAGTATTGGGAATCGGGAATAAAAGTAAAGGAAATTCAAAGAGTATTTTCTAAGACTAGAACTGCTAGTGCAGTTTCAATAAGAATCCATGAACTGCAAAGAGCAGGGAAGATTAAAAATAGGAATGTTCTTAAAGATAAGGCTTTGAAAAAATCAAAGAAATATAAACAAAGTAATTGGAATACACCTTATACTCCTGAGTGGGTTAAAGCAGGTAAGCAGGCAATGATGGGACAACCCCCATCAAAGACACAAAGTGTTGTAGCGAGTAATACACCTCACAAGAACATTAGACTTAAATGTGATGAGATTAAAAAAATGCTTCAAACAAAGAACACTCAGTATGGTGATTCTGCATTAAACCCAATAAGGGTCTTTTCTAAAGCAGATGCAACAGAGCAACTCAAAGTCAGAATAGATGATAAATTAAGTCGTCTAGTTCGTGGCAATGATTCAATAGAATCAGATGAAGATGTAGTCAGGGACTTGATAGGTTACTTGGTTCTTCTTCTCATACAATATGATACTCAATCCTAAGTAGGGGAAAATGTTTAGGTTTGTTAAATAAGGTTTGGTGAAATAAAAAGGGATAGAGATATAGGAGTTATGAAGTAACCTGATAATCATAGGACTCTCCGGTATAAATAATAGAGTAGTTATGTTGCTTCTGTAAAACAAGTATTCTTAGTATGCGAATCCCCTCGTTTATTAATACTATATTAATATGATAATACTTCTTCGTCACGCATGGGCACAGCACCAATTCCTTCCTTAAATATAAACTCAAACTATTGGGAGTTTCAAAGCAGCCGATAGTCGAGATAGGTTTACAAATAATAACTAGAAAAGTTTGTTATATGCATCATTGCAATAATAAGTATAATACTGTCGTTGGTATGAACTAGTTCCCTATCGAATTCAACTCATGAAGGAGAGAGGCGGGAGAATATGGTAAAAAGTCTTAACTTCCCCGTTCCATTGCAGCCATATGCGTAATTGGTGTTCCTCTCTTCTTCCACATTAAACTCATCTTTATGATGATGTAAGGTTTGTATAAATAAAAAGGATATAGTCTCTTCTTAATAGTCATTCATAGTGACTAATACATCGGGGTTTTAGTAGTGTCCTCGCATCCTTCCTTATTCATCAAGAACAACTTTGTAACTTAGGCCCTGTCGGATGGCAGAGCCTAAAACCTGTCAATTTTGACATGTCCCAATCCTCACTAGTTCGATATTTTTAGATTAATTATTGCGAGGTTCCCAAGTATGGTCAAAGGGGCCGGACTTAAGATTCGGTGCGTAGTGCTTCATGGGTTCAAATCCCATCCTCGCAACCAATTCACATACGGTGATAAATATGAGTAGAGCAGGTAAGAAATGGATATTAAAATATCCAAGAATAAAGTTTGCCGCTAAATTATCATTTGAAATAGCATTTAGTACTCTTAATAAACGAAGACCCTTTACTTGGATTGATGTATATGATTGGGATTTGTTTTGGAATTTTTACTATGCCGCACATCTCTTAGATGATAAATTTAGTATAGAAGAATTATCTTACCCAGATAGTTATGGTAAGAGTCAAAATACATTGAAACAGCATTTTCATTATGTTAAATCAAACTCAACTGCTATCAAGAAAGTTTATGATATACTTCTAAAAGAAAAGGTAGAAGAAGGACTACTCTTTAAAGGCCAATTTCAAGACCATTCTAGGACACGAAGATATAGAACCCCAAAGGGAGCATTAATAGAAGATGGCATGAAATTCTATAATTTCAAAGAATTCCCCGGCTTTCCGAAAAAGTCCCGTATTTATCGTGACTTAACTTTAATATGCATATTATGTGGGGAACAAATGGCCGGACATGTTAAAGCCAAAAAGTATTGTGACAAATGTAAGTAGTGAATTAATATGAATGAAGATGAAAGAATTATGAGAAATCTAATGGATATGCAACACCACTTTAATGAGATGGTTTCAGCATATGAAAGACTTCCTTCTCTAAAGAATCCAATAAGAAAGACTATTCTTGAAGATGCTTTATCTGTAATTGCAGTATCTATGGAAGGCATCACTCATGAGATTGCTGATTTATATAACTTAGTGCCTTTTCAACACTGGTCTAGTGATGAACCACTTGATTTATCAGTAGAAAATAGAACAATAATAGAAATTAAAAGTAGAAACCCAAGGAGAGAAGAAGAATGAAATGTATGCAGACAGGAATAGACGAAAGATGTGATTGTGAAGGTAGAATCTATCCACTAACAGCAACAAATTATATTTTATGCATTGAATGTGGGAGACAATATCCTATGGAGGAAGAGGAATGAAGAAAGAAGAATATGATAGAAAATCCATAATGGTATATGAAATGGTTCAACAGAATATCAATAGTCCTGAGTTTATTGAAATGATGTATGAGTATTTTTGGCCGGAGGGAGAAGAATGAAGAAGAAAATATCAGCATGGTTAGACATGAATGATGATGGTAAACTAACCATAGAAGATGTAACAGAAACTAGGATGTTTAGTCATGAATGGATGTTACTAGCAGGATTAGCAATTGCTATTGGTAGTGCAGGTAATGTTCTCGGTTATTGGACAATCAATTCTGATTTCTTTTGGTTCTGTGCGGCTGTTGCGGCTATATCAGAATACCTTGATGATATACGGAAGAGAGTTTAAATGAACCCAAAATATTTCACAGATGAATATGGAAATAAGTGGATGGAATTTGATAGTAAGTTATTTCCAGAAAAAAGATGTAAGATAATCCTACCAAAGGAGGCCACTAAAAATGGCCTATAGAAAAGAGAACATGCCCAAATCAGAAAAGATAATTCTAGTTAGACCATGCATGATATGTAAGAAGAATAGGATTGTATGGTCTAACACGCACGGCGCTCAATGTAGAGAATGCTTTGAAGCAAGGAGAGAAGAAGAATGATAAATACTAGAATATTTGAAAAACCCCAATATGAGTGGTTAATAACTATGACTGTTCATTGCGAATTAACAGTGGAACAACAGACAAGATTAGTTTATCTATTAAGTTTTACTAATCCACTATTTAGTGCTGAATGGTTTGACGATGAAGTAGAAGAATATAGACAAGCACAAAATAAAACACAAAGAGAGTGATAAAATGATAGAAGAAATAAATGTGGAATTTAGGTTAGTTAATGACCCCGATATGCCACCAATAGTAATAACAATGAATGATGATGATAAGCCAAAGGTAGTGATAAATGCTACACATAAAATTTGGCTATCCTATTATCGTAAAACGATAGGCGGGTGTGCAGAATCCCTGTATGGAAAGATAGACGAACTACTAGCGGGTTATCTCCGAGAACAACGAGCCTTTGAGATGATGGATAATGAGTAAATATTCTATACCAACCAATAGATTTATTGCTAATTTAGGTAGGTCAACTACATATAGATGGGAAGAACCTATGACTAATAAAGACTATAGATTAATAATGATAGATTTTATGACAGAATGTGAACTAGAATTTAGTGACCTTCAATTTATGAATTTATCTCCTGTTATTTTAACCAAATGGTTAGAAGAAAATAATAAACCATATTATTGGGCAAACATCATTCAAAGCATGATTAAATGTAAGAGGAAAAATGGAATAAGTAAACTACATCATTTGTGCACAGTATTATTTCCTGAATATCCTTGGAGAGTCTATTTATTTCCCTATCAATCTTGGAAAGTAAAGCAAAATAGAACAGATATGATGAATGATTTATGTAATTTTACAGGTATTACTTCTCATGAAGAATTTTATGATGTTCCTACCTATACTTTCTTTAATGACTTTGCTTATGAGGTCATGAGAAAAAAATCCGAAAGTTATACTAGAGGGAAAAACAAAATTTCTATGGCAAATATAGTAATACGCGCTGATTGGGGGCCTTGGTATGAACTAGTAATGGAGTATTGGGATGATAAAGTTGCTACAGGATATAATAATGGAGAACCAATAGTTTGGGAAAAATATAGATTACTTGCTCTTAATATGAGTAAAGAAGAAAATTTAGAACTAGCCAAACTTTGGTGGAAACTAACTAAAGAAAGAGCAGGGATAAATACGGCAGAAGATTTGTATGAGTTACAAACTACTGATTTACTTAAATATCCGGGTGGAATGAAATTTGTTCATAAGTTTTTCAGGGAAAAGAATGACAATAATTGTAACGGGCTTGTTTCTTTCTTAGAATTAATGGATGAACAAATACCTTATGATTGGTTTAAGTTACACTATATTAGGAAAGTCAAATATTGGCAAAGTGATAAGTATTGTAGGGAATATTTTTTCAAATTACTAAATCATTATGAGTTAGGAGAGCCAAAAAATCTAACATTAGTTACATGGGAAATGATAATTGACTATCATGGTTTTACTTTTTGTAAAATGAATGGTGAACAAGGAGTAGCGAGAAGAATTATTGAATTATTCCCTGAATGGAATCTTGAACATAGAGACTTTATTTACAATAGTAAATCAGAGAGATTTGGTGTTAAGGTATTTCAAAATTGGTTTGGATATGAAAATATAACTGACCAATTCAAATTGCCTATTAAATGGTCAAATGGAAACCAAATGAGAGTAGATTGCTTAATAAAACACCTAAATATATTAACCGAATTTAATGGATTATCTCACTATAGAGTATCTTTCTTTAACAAAAGATATAAACATAGACCAAATCATTTAGAATTAGCCGCAAAAAGATTTGCGAGACAAGAGGAATGTGATATAGAGAAAAGATTAAGTGCGGAAGGTTTAGGTTATAGGTATTTGATTTTACCTTGGACTAAGCATGACCCAACCCTACCAAAATGGAATAAAACATTTGATAAGAAAACGAAGAAATCGTGTGGTGTAAGTTTTATTAAACTATGCGAACTGCAAGGAATAACAAGAGAAGAAATAGAAGGTGCTAGATATGGAAGAAGATAGAATTACAGCAAAGAGAGAATTAGGCCAAGGCCGTTGGGATAAAATCCTAAAGAGAAAGATGACTGAGTTATCTGTATCTGATGATTATAATGAAGCGAAATATGAATGGATGGCTACAGGTAATGTATGGTGGTCCGGTATGGGTGGAGAACCTAGACCGCATTGGGCTATGGAACACCCCGACCAATGTTTGTGTACCCATAGAATTATTTTTCACTTTGAAATTTTAAACACTGAAAATCAGATTAGAGAATGTGTAGGTTCAGACCACATAAACACCTATCTGATTATTCGTGCGCTTGCTGAAGAACATAATCTTTCTAGTGATGAAATTACCGAAGATATGATTCAAGAATGGATTGATGTTCGGGTAGAATCTATGAAGAAGACTGCTTGGTGGGCCGCTAATGGTGAGAATTTCACTGATATGTTTAATGAAGTGAAGGAGTTTGATTTGAGAATAAATGTTCGTCAGACAGGAAAATTTGTGTATGATGCAAAGTATGCTAGACAAATGGAAGCCACAAAGATTCGTAAGGTTGGCAAAGGAACTTTTGGAAGTCCATCTTATCGAATGGCTAGTATTGTATGGAGATGGAATCACCCAGATAATAAAAGAAATCAACAGTCTAAAAGAGGTTATCCTAATGAAAAGTTGATGAATGACTTGACGCTATTCTATGCTATGGTAGAACTACATAAGGAAACTGTATCTGTAGAGGATGCAGAATTAGCGGCGCGTTTAACAGAAGTTGACCTGATTAGAAAAGAACAAGCAGAAAAAGCGATGGAGGCCGTAGAAATGGGTGCTAAGAGATTAGCACACCATGATGCTAAAATGGCAGTAGTCCGTTCTGTAAGGGAAGCAGAGAAACAGGCTCAGTTTGCAGAGAGATGTGCTTACTTTGATTTACCCATTTTTTCTGAAGATGATGCCGATAATGATTGGGAGAGAAAGTTCATAAGGAGTGTTCGTACTTGGATTACTACCGGCAAAGAGCCAACAGAAAAACAAGTCTTGACCCTTCGTAAAATACTAGACAAAACTATTAAGGAAGCAGAACCCGCCTCAATAGCCCAATGTAACTATCTTAGAAACCTAGGATTTGAGGGTGATTTTGCGATACTTAATAAGAAGACGGCTTCTCAAGAGATAGATAGAATACTAAAGGAAAGGAAAGAAGAATGAGTAAATTAGGAAATTTGGCTAGATTTGCTGTTGGAGTAGCCTTCATCAGTATCATGTGGCCTATAGGATTATTTGAGGAATGAACAATGACCGATAAAAAAAGTGAAATAAAGAAAACCGTGAAGAAAGAAGAAGTGCCGGAATTGCCTACTGCCGAAGAACAGTTACAACAAGCGCAATTGATTATTAATCAATTAGCAGGGCAACTTCAAAACTATCAGAATTTGTGTGTTCATTATGAACAAACAGTTAATATTCTGACAGGAAGATTGATGGAGGGCCGGGCTGTAACGGAACAGTTATAGACCGACAAGGAATATGAGAAAAACAAGGAGTGAAATAAAATGAAATTAAGAATTATGAATGAAACAGGTCACACTGACCTAATATTGAACCAAGAAGAAATGATTGAACAGATTAATGACCACCCTACGCATTGGGTGTTTATTGATGGGGAATGTGTTTTGAGAGAAAACATAACCTCAGTGGAATGGGACACTGTAGATAATGTGAATCTCGTCCCGGCAATTGTCGGAGGAACTGAGTAAGCACCTTAATTGGTGTTTTCTCATATGTGGTGGTAATTTGCCCCCCAATTACCCCACTACCCTTTCTTCAGGAGAGAGAATATCGTGGATTTATGCGATTATTCTAATATTATTCCGAAAGGAATGCTACCAATCGTGCTAGAAGCACATGGTTGGATATACAAAGATAGTATAAGTTATTTAGACTATACTTTGATGAAACCCGACTTCTACCCTTCGGGGTTTGTTCTTGCTGTAAGTAAGAAAGCAATAATAGTTTGCGGTGGAGAATCCCTAATCAAATTTAAGGGTAATGAATATTCAGATGTTAAGGAATTAATAGATGAATTTGGAAGGGCTATCATAGATACCTTTCCGCAATGGACATTTGAAATAGAAAAGGAATGGACCGTTATGAAAAACGGAGAGTATGTCCATTCTTTTTCTTCATTTGCGCAAATAGCAGAGAGAAAGAAACTAAGGTGTTAAGATGAAGATGGATAACCCCACAAAAGTATTATCAGATTATAATGTATTTACAAAGTACGCTAAATATATATCCTCAGAAAATAGAAGAGAAACTTGGATAGAATCATGCGAAAGAAATATGAATATGCATCTCAAAAAATATGCAGATAATGAAAAATTGTGTAATGAGATTAAAAAGGTATATGCTAATTTTGTAATGACTAAGAAAGTATTGCCTTCTATGCGGTCAATGCAATTTGCAGGAAGACCTATTGAATTATCCCCCAATAGAGTATATAACTGTGCTTATATGCCAGTAGATTCTGTAGAGTGTTTTTCAGAAGCAATGTTTCTTCTTTTAGGAGGAACGGGAGTAGGTTACTCAGTTCAACGCCATCATATTGATGAACTACCTGAAATAAAGAAACCTAATCCAATAAAATTCAGAAGAATATTAATCAGCGATTCTATTGAAGGTTGGGCTGATGCAGTTAAGGTATTATTTGAGTCCTACTTTGGACACAGAACTTCCTCTCCTAATTTTGATTATGGGGATATTAGATTAAAGGGTTCCAGATTAAAGACTAGTGGCGGAAAAGCCCCCGGCCCTGCACCATTAAGAATTGCTTTAGTTAAAATAGAAACAATGCTTCTTGAAAAGAGAGAAGGAGACCAACTAACGCCAATAGAATGTCATGATATTATGTGCCATGTTGCTGACGCTGTATTATCTGGTGGCATTCGTAGGGCCGCTTTAATCTCATTATTTAGTGTTGATGACTTAGAAATGATTAATGCTAAATCTGGCGATTGGGATAAGTTACATCCTCATAGAGCAAGAGCGAATAATTCTGCAGTCATTATAAGACACAGAATCAAAAGAGGATTCTTTGATGAATTATGGAAGAGGATTAAAGCAAACAGTATGGTAAGTGGTTCCGGTGAGCCGGGCATTTACTTTTCAAATGACAAAGATTGGGGAACTAATCCTTGTTGCGAAATAGCATTAAGGCCATACCAATTCTGCAATTTAACTGAATGCAATGTATCCAATGTTGAGAATCAACACGATTTAGAAGACAGAGTGAAAGCGGCCACATTTCTAGGAACTCTACAGGCTTCCTATACAGATTTCCACTATTTGCGAGAGGTATGGCGTAAGACTACAGAGAAAGATGCCCTTTTAGGTGTGTCCATGACGGGAATCGCTAGTAATAAGGTCACTTTGTTAGACATTGAACAGGCAGTCATAGTAGCAAAGAATGAAAATGAACGGGTTGCAGAAATATTGGGCATTAATAATGCCGCAAGATTGACCTGTGTTAAACCATCGGGAACAGCAAGTTGTGTTTTAGGAACCTCATCAGGAATACACGCTTGGTTTGCACCCTATTATATTCGTAGAGTTAGAATGAATAAGATGGAAGATGTATATAATTACTTACTAGAAAATGTTCCTGAATTAATAGAAGACGATTATTTCGTGGCTTCTGATGCTGTCTTCTCTATACCACAGAAAGCACCAAATGGCGACATTATTACAAGAAAAGAATCGGCTATTCATTTACTAGAGAGAGTTAAGAGATTCGCTATACGATGGGTGGATAAAGGACACAAAGATGGAATGAATTCACATAATGTTTCGGCAACTATAAATATAAAAGAGGGTGAATGGGACACAGTAGGTCAATGGATGTGGATGAATAGACACTATTATAATGGCCTCGCTGTTATGGCTCATGATGGAGGCAATTATCCCCAACTTCCCTTTGAAGAGATAACTAAATCTGAATACAATAAAATGTGCGGAAAGTTAAGTCTACTTGATTTTAGTCAAGTAGTGGAAACAGATGACAATACTGATTTCAAAGATGACCCCGCCTGTGTTGGTGGCTACTGTGATATCTAAATTAAATAACAAGGAATTATTCTACATTAGAAAAGAAGTATTAGACTTATTCACTGGTGCTAGGGCAGAAGCGGGCTACAAAGATAATATCAATCGTAGGTATGAAAGATTGATAGATGGAGAAATAGCCACAAAGCAAATCATAGCCTTTTTAAGAAGGTCACTAGCAGATGCTCATATTTGTTCTAGAAAGGAAGCAATTACCTTCCTAAAAGATATATACCATCAAAAGAAATATTACGAGAGAAATTCAGAAGAAGAGAAAATATGGAAGAGGTAATTAAAATGAAAGTAAAAATATTAATCCCCACGCCTGATGATTCTAGGCACAAATATTCAACGAGTTTTTTGTTCAGAACTACAAACACAATGTATAGTTATAAAACCAGATTAAATAAGTTTGGAGAATATGTTATCGGTATAGAATCTGTAGATAGATACAAAGATTCTTTAGACCCAACTTATTCTGTTATTGAAGATGCTTTAAAAGTTCATTTGTTTCCAACACATTTAAGATGGAATAATTCATCAGATAACATGACAGGAATCCTAACTTTTAGATATAAAGATGGCGACTCAACTGTAGTATTTCAAAAGAGTAAACCCCACTTCTTTTTAAATGGGGCTAGACAGAATAAATCTATTGTATTAGGAAATATAGCAAGGATTATATTTCGTTCTTGCTTTGAGAGAAGCAGTAGAACTATGGACAAATATATAAGTAGACTATTACTGTTTCCTCCTAATGTTACTCATGCTATAGAAAATAGAACCTCCTATAATTTTTGGTTAGAAGGTAAAAAATATGAAGTTAGATTAACTACGAAACCTATTTCAGATGTTGAGTGTGCATTAGAAATATCTGATGGTATATGGGCTCCTATAAAAGTAAATGATTTAAATGGGTTTATTAATTTCCATAGATTTGATAAAAGAAGGTCACAAAGATGGGGAATATCTCCTAAATATTTATGGGCTAATTTAATTGGTAGCCCACCAACAATGGCACAAGAGAAATTAATGATAGAATTTCTTAAACAAAATAGAACTCAAGACATTGTAGAAGATAGAGCAAACCAACTTCTTTCAGAATTAGAAGAAGAATATCCTAATAGAATTATAATGTTCGATTTCCCTGCGGTCAAAGCAAGGGACAAAGATAAGAATTCTACAGATGAATCTTTACAGGCCATGTTTGTTCGTGGTAAAATATGTGATTGGATTATTATTGATAACCAATATAAAAGTAATATCCAAAGAGTTTCTACTTATTTGTATCTCACCATAGATAATGGTAATGGTAGAGCAGGTAGAGAAAGAATACCTTTTGATGATGGACATTTAGTTGGCCCGATTTGCATAGATAATATTCATCGTAATTCTAGTAAAGGTGACCAATTTGCCGCAAGAGCAATGGCACTACTAAATGATAGTATGACTGTGGCAATGGTTCATACAATTAAATCGTATATTCCTCAAGATATTTTAGACAGAAAAATAGAGTGCAGAATAAATTCATTGTACCCGAAAGGAATGAAAATAAAAAATGGTGATAATAATGATAGAAGTATGTTGGGAATGTAAATCAACAAGTATAACTTACGAAGAAAGATTAGGCGAAACAATCTGTGATACATGTGGTTTAGTTTTAGTTCAGAATGCCTTGGAAGAAACAATATCCCTTCCATTGGCTGAAAAGAAGACTGCTAACTATTTAGGAAGAACAAACTCTTCCTTTAATTTAGGGTCAATGATATTTATATCAGACTTAAACTCTAAGAAATCAAGAACTTTGTACAATACTCAAAGATGGAATCAGATAGAATCTCCTAGTGATAAGAAAATGATAAAACTATGTAATATGGCTCTATCTAATTATAATGTTCAATATGAAATTAAAGCGCGAGTTCCTCGTTACTATAAGATACTTCAAGGAAAATATGCTTTGAGGGGAGTATCACTTGATATTAGGGCGGCGGCTCTAACTTATTATATTGTTAAAGAAATAGGTATTGCTACTACCATAAAAAGACATGCTCACTACACTAGGGTCACTGAAAAGGAAATTTCAAAGAACGCTAAAGTAATAGCAACAATTCTAGGCAAGCCTTGGATATTTGCTCAAGTTAATGTTGAGGGTTTAGTAGATAATGTAGGTCATAATTTATCTTGTACGGATTCAGAATACCTTGGTAATGTTAAAATACTAGCCCACCAAGTAAATGAGATATTAGATATACATTGTGAAAGACTTACTGCCGCATATTTAGCGGCATGTTTTTATTTAGTTTCTATCTTTCAAAGAAAACGATATTCTCAGGTGCGACTTGCTCGCGCTAGTGGAACAACAGAAGTATCATTAAGAAGTAACATGAAGAAATTACTAATTAAATATGGCACTAAAAAGGAAAGATTATACTATCTAACCCTAGAAGAATTTATGGATGGAGTAAGATGAGAAGAAAGATATTGATTATAGGAGCCGGAGGAATAGGTAGTCATTTAGTACAGTTTCTATCTAAGGTACAGGAATACCGTATCGTTATTGCTGACTCTGATTCATACGAGAAAGACCAAGAACGCTATCAAAACTGCTATCCTAGAGATTGGGGTATAAACAAAGCAAAAGTAATGGCTAGTCATTATACTGAGGTTACCCCCATTGAATATGATATATTGACAGATAAGCAACTTAAGGGGTATGATTTAGTTATTTGTTGTGCCGATAATTTAGATGTAAGACGCTTAGTTTATAGGCAGGGGCATGGTAGCCATAGTAAGGTGAAGTGGTTAGACCTTAGAGCGCAAGGACGAAACGGTATATTAATCTCACATTTAATTAACCCCTCATTAACAGATGCTTTCTTAGAAGGCCCCGAAGGTTCATTCTCTTGCCAAGCAGAAAGTTGGGATGGCAAATCTAAAAATATAGATATGTTACACATAGTTATGGCTAGTATTGGCGCACAATGGATTCAGAAGTGGTTTAATAAAGAAGAAGTGAATGAGTATGTGGTGATGAATGTATGAGTGAAGAGGAAGATGAAGATATAGAATTCACAGATGATGATGTTGGTGAGATATTTAATACTATTACTAAGGATGGAGTTTATACCCGCGCAGAAATAGTTAAGTTAACTTGTCCTGCTTGCGGAGAATCATTTATAGGAACTAAAAGACACGCGGGTGGTTTTATTGCAGGACATAAAGCATATCATGAATTTGTTAATGAAGAAGATGTTTTGGTTCAATCAATGGGGGGAGCCTAAGATGGTAGATTGGACAATTCCTGATAAATTAAAAATAAAAGATGAAGATGTTGAATTATCCCCACCTAGTGAAGCAATAGGAAAACTGGGGGGTGACCCAATAGAAAATATTCCAGTATCTATTCCTAGTGAAATAACTAATTGGACAAATGAATACCCTACTGAATTTGGTATAACTTCTTTTAGACGAGATAAGATATTAGGAGTAACCGATACTAGCAAGAGTATATTAGTTCATATGATTAATGGACATACATATACTATAACAATAAGGGAGAGCATAATTCCATTCTTTAACAGGGATGGATTAACTACATCAGATGTGTTAACCGATTTGAAAAGGTGATAAAATGAAATTAGCAAAATTAATAAGTGGTAGTAAACTAATAAATTGGTTGATGAAATATAATGATATGCTATTAGTAGTAGCAGTATGTATAATTATTGCAAGTGTATGGGTGGTTTCGTCATGATTCCTGAAACAGTAATTTTGAGAGAAGAAACAGAAGCAGAAAAACAACATAAAAGAATTCTTGCTACTATGAAAAGAACAAATAATCTAAGAGAATGGCATAAACAAAACAATAAATATATTTTAATAGTAACATTTTCTTTAATATTCACTATAGTATTATTATGGGTGAGTGCATGAGTGAAGACACAGTAACACAAGTGGTTAAAATGGATAAAGAAGAATTTGATATGACGAATGAAGATTGGAAAGAATCTATTTCTCAGTTATGGGAAATATGTAAAGAAGATATGCTTTGGGTTTATCCCAATGCTGAGACTGAGGCTTTTCTCAGTCAAATATGGAAACAATCGCTTGAAGCATTTGATAAACCTAGAGAAGTTCAGATTGTTATAGATGCAAAGAATGATATTTATATGAGTGTGGGGTCGGCAAGTTTTGTGTCGTTCCTAAATCAAGATAAAAACTTAGGAGGAATGAAACTTCCTATTAAAAGTTGGATTCATACTCATCCATTTGGTATGGCTTACTTCAGTGGAACAGATTGGTCAACCATTAATACATGGAAAGGAGAATTAGAGTCAGCAATTGTATTGGGTGATGCTCAATACCTTGCTTATGATTGTGAGAGTCAAATCGCCAAGCGAATTGAATATGGAATATATAATAGAGGTGAAGAAGAATGATAAACGGAAGATTAATGTGGGTAGGCCCATTTAGAAATAATAAAGAACGCGATAATGCAATAGAAGAATTGCAAGAATTGGTTAAGAAACTAATGAAGGTGGTTGAATGATGAAGAAAGTTATGGTGCTGTTAATCACAGCAAGTTTGATGGCAGGTTGTGCTGATGTAATACCCGACCCCGAAGGATGGTTGGGTGATGATGAAGTTGATGAACCAGATTGGATAACAGAAGTAGGTGAAATTACAGTTATGTATAATGCAACATCAATAGTTAATGTAACAGTTGAGGTTGTTGGTGAGAATAATACAACAACTAATCAAACTACTACAATGGAAGTAGTGGTTCCCGACCCGGTTGTATGGATTGATACTAATGCAACATATGGTTGGCTAGAGGTGAACGCAATTAATTATACTGCAACGCATCTTAGTTTTGAAATTGTTAATAATACAGTAATTTTTAATAACTATAGTTTTGATGTTGCCGCTTACTTAGTGCAAGATAGTTATAAATGGAGTAGTGGATTTGCCCCCGAATTAGGTAATGCTACTTTGTATGTGCCGTCTTTCCCCTTTGATATTACAATTAACTACACAGTGACTTACAGGGTTTGGAATGGTAGATGAAACCTACTATTACCATAAGGTTTCCTGCCCCACTACCGGCAGAAATACCTTGTCCTATTTGTGATGGTAATAAATGTAAAGTCTGTGATAAAACAGGCAGAATGCGATTAACAGTAGATGCTAAGGTTCCCATTCAACGGGCTTTAATTATAAAGTATGTTGCTGAAAACTTAGAAACGATAGCACCATTATTGACTAAACAATATGGCTTATCTCCTGATGTAGAAACAGAAGAAGTTGTAGATGTTGGCGAAGGTCAATATGAAATTGTTAGAATTAGTAGTTTAGGTGGAGCAATTTGGATAGCCAATAGGTTAGATGAATTAGAATCTCCTAGATATTTCAAATCGTTAAAAGAACTCACGCGTTTTAGAGGTGGTTGGATTGAAGAATGAAAGAATAATAGTTAGAATACCTAGAAGTGCATCTACGGAATTACTTGTTATTACAGGTAATTATTGGAATGTAGATGTATTAGACATACGATGGCACACTGATGGTAGACCAACTAGAAAAGGAGTGAGAATGAATATGCAAGAAGCAGTCACAGTTAGACAAGCAATAACAAGAGCAATTCAAGGTGAAGAAAATGATAATATCAATACGAATGATGAAGAAAGAATTGAAGAAGATGATTAAAGAAGGCACTTATATTAGTGCAGACACTTATCCTAGAATGGAAAAATATATGAATTTTCAATTGACTAAGTTGGTTAAGGGAATTCAAGAAGAATTTAAATTAAGTGGTGATAGAAAGATTACTCAAGTCCATGTAGATAGAGCAGTCTTTAAATTAGTAACGGAGGAATAATAATGAAAAGAATATTACAAAAACCATCTCATGAAGAAAGACACCCCAATGATAAAAACAAAAGAAACTATGATAAGGGTATTAATTTTGTTAAAGGTAAAGCGAAGATAAAAACACATAATCTAAGATTAGTTTTTGCATGGTCAACAATATATAATGTGCTGGAAGTTGGTGATGTTTGTCCCAAGTGTGAAAGAAAAGGAAAGAAAGGTATTATAATATGGAAGGGAGAAACCAAATACAGACCTCTTCATCCTAGATGTAATAATGGATGTTTACTAATTTATACTGGGGAAGAATCACTAGTAATAGAGGAAGAAGAATGACTCTAGCAAAATTCGCTACGATGTGCGAACTACTTGAATTTGAAACACCTACTAGAAAGGCTCAGATAATCTCTGAGAATTTAAGTTCTTTTGAAGACAAAGCACAAATTATAGAAATCTTATCCTTAGAATTATTACCAAATAATATTGGAGGATTAAGAGCAATAAAATGGGCGGCTAGTGCATTAGGTTTATTTGAAGATGAAGTAGAAACATCTGTATCTATGTGGGGTGATTTAGGTGAAGGCATGTTTCAATATTATGATGGAGATAATGTTCACTCAGATATGAATATGAATTTGTTTAGGGCTATGTTACAAAAGGACTGTTCTTCAATACATGCCCCACAATATAGAGTTTTTGCAGAAAGACTATGTAAAATGTCTGCTGTAGAAAAGAAATGGTTTTTACGCTATTGGCTACGCAAGCCTAGAAATGGAGTAAATAATAAGATACCTCTTAAGGCAATGGCTGTGCATTTCAAAGTAGAATACAAAGATATAGTGAAGTGGCATCAGTATAATACAGCATCAGATATTTGTAGTGAATTAGAAGAGGGAAACATACCTGAATCTAAATTAGTTCATGGACAGTTTGTTAATCCAATGCTGGCTAAGGCTCGCAAAGGAAAGGAAAGGCCAACGAATTACATTGTTGATATTAAGTATGATGGTAATAGGTATCAGATTCACAAAGAAGGAGAGTCAGTAATCATATTCAATAGAAAGGGTAAGATTGTATCAGACCAATATCCTGATGTTGTAGATATAGTAAGTGATTTTAAAGTGTCTAGTGTTATTCTTGATACAGAAATCTATCCTGTAAATCCTGATGGTTCTCCTGCACCCCACAAATTATTGGGGAAAAGAGTTCATAAGAAAGATAAGGGAGAAGCAGTTAGAGAATGCCCGGTTAAAATGGTAGCCTTTGATTGTCTATCAATGAAGGGTGTTCCATTGATAGAAAACCCTTTATCATATAGAATAGCATATTTGACTGCAATTCCTGAAGAATATCAGGCTGAAACTTTTGATGACCATACAATTCAATCAGCATACAATATTGCTATTAGTAGAGGATTTGAAGGAATAATGATTAAGGATGCTAATGCTCTCTATCATGCTGGAAAAAGGTCTAAGGCTTGGTTAAAGTATAAGCCCCCAAGAATTTCTTTAGATGTTGTTATCACTTCTGCCAAATATGGTGAAGGAAAGAGACATGATGTTTTTGGTACTTATGGTATTTCCGTAATAGATGGAAGTGATTATGTATCAGTTGGTTCTGTTGGGACCGGATTTTCTGATTCTGATTTAACTCTATTGACTACTGACTTAAGAAAGATTGTAGAATCTTATGAGAAAGACACATTTCATTTCTTACCTAGAGTAGTTCTAGAAGTTACTGCTGATTTAGTATCTACAGATGACGACGGTAATATAGGACTTAGATTTCCTAGGGCTGTAAGAGTAAGAGAAGATAAGTATGCTAAAGAAGCCGATACCCTACAAACTGTTAGAGAGATGATGTAATGATAGAAGTAGGCAGTATGACCATCATAGATGATTGGCCCTATAGATGTGTTAAAATCGAGGATGGTACTGCTCACTTAAAGCGACTCGGAGATGAAACTAGGGGGCGCATGAGGAAATTTACTGTTGATATGTGCCCCTACATTGACGAAAATAAAGACTTAATCACACCAAGAAAGCCTAGGCCCAAGAGAAAGACAGCAAAATCTGTAAACATCATGAAAATCATTAGAGATGAAGTTGATATGAGTGTATCGAATGATATGGTGTATTTTGTAAGAGAATGGCTGAATACTATTATCCGTAATTTAGCATCTAATGCTCAGGAGAATGCTATAAGAGAGAGTCACAAAAGAATCTCCGCTAAACACTGGTATTGGCTGGACATTCCTGTTGGTGTGGGTAATGGTTGTTGGGAACAACAAGATAAATTTGCTAAGGAATGGAAACTAGAAGACTATGAGGAAAATTAATATGTTTTCTAGACAACAACTAGAAGGTATTTTATTATCCCATCCTAAAACAGAGATTAATGTCTCTAGAGATAGCACTACACATATAGGATATAGAGTAAGATTGAAAGTTAGTTTTAGGGGAGATGAACAATTTCTTAGAGCAATCAAAAGAACATTATTACAATCAAATATTGAAGCAAGATATAAGGATAAAGAACATTCTAGTAGACCTAGACCTATACTAACTGTATCTGGGAAAAAGAATCTTTATTTGATTTGTAAGTTAGTTCCTGATGAATTACCAGATTCAAAAAATTCATGGGGAGCATTCAAATCAGCAGTAATAATAGTAGATGATAATGACCAACATACTGCCGCAGGGTTAGACAAAATATTAATGCTAAAAGGTTTACTTTGATAGGTGATTCTATGAAATGCATCCGTTGTAATATAATGGAAGCAAATGATGACCATGAAGACGGTAAGTTATGTATTAGTTGTAGTGTTGCTGTAAATATATTAAATAAATCTGATTCACCAAGCGATAGAGAATTGCTTACTTCTTTTGCTCTAGTTAAATTAGTAGAAGGCTGCAAAGAATGTGGCTATAATAATTTTGGTTATAATGGTGGAATCTTAATAGAAGGAGAATTAAAATGGTATATATTACAGGTAGAATGTGGAAAATGCAACGCAGAATACGACGAAGTATTAGAAGTGAGGGCTATACATGACTCTGCTAAAAGCCAGCCAAGTCCCTAGACCGATATTAGTTGTAGGGAAAACGGGCACAGGAAAAACAGAAAAAGCAATGAAATTACTATCGAATAATCCGATAGTGCAGTTTGCCAATGAATATGATATAGAAGACAATTATAGTATTCCTCGTTCTCGTGGAATCTTAATTGAAGAAATTCATTATAAAGCAAACACAGAACTAATCATTTTAACTATTCTCCAGTATAGAGGACAAATAGCATTAACTTCATTAAATCAGAAAGATGTTCCTAAGAAACTCTTTAATCTGTGTAAATTAACTAGGGCTGGAAAGGCTAAAGAATCTCCCTTAAAAATAATAGCACCAAGAGCAGATGAACCAAAGCAATTTGAATTAGATGTATTTTCTATTATGATGGAATATATGAAAAATCCAGATAGAGAAGAAGTATTAGAAATACTCAAGTTAAATAAACCACCTGATGTTCAATTACTAATATGGTTAGCAGGAAATATTCATCCTAATAAATTAATGTTTATTGACTCCGAAGTTAAACGGCAATGGCCCATAGATTATTTCTATGAGTTACTTGCCTATTCACATGAAGGAAGAGTTCATAGAAGAATCATCATACCAAAGAGAAGAGTATATAATGAAGTGCCTAAGATATGTAGAAGACTAGGATTAAAACCTAAAGAATATTACAGCCTTCCTTTCTTATTGCAAGATAAAGAATTCAAAGAGTTCGCTAAAAAGATGCTAAACCATAAACAATGTAGATTTCTTAAATTAGGAGAGAAGAAGAGAAGAAAGAGAACAGACCCTATAATTCCAGAAGTTGGATTAGATAGGTGGTTCTAATGGATGAGAATAATTTTCATATGCACATAACCAAAGTATGTATTGGGTGTGGTATTATATATCCAAGACGAAGAAAATATAGTCACTCTCAATGGCAAAGTTCACAATACTGTGACATAAAATGTAGAAATAAAAATGTAACCGGCGGAGGCTGGTGGTATCAAAAGAGGAATAAAAATGTTATGGACAGAAAAATATAGACCCTATAGAATAAATGAGATAATAGGACAACCAAATTTTATACTAGATGCTGAGTCTTGGCTTGTTACTAAAGAAATGCCCAACTTATTATTGTATGGTGATGCTGGAACCGGTAAGACTGCCGCCGCAGGTGCATTAGCAAATGGTATTCTAGGAGAAGAAAAGGAAACTAATTTCTTTGAAATCAATGCTTCTGATGATAGAAAGTTAGAGACAGTTAGAACTAGGATTAAAGACATAGCCTCAACAGGTAAAATAGGTAGAGTACCATTCAAAATTATATTACTAGATGAAATGGATGGGATGACTAAAGATGCTCAGAATGCTCTCAAAAGGATTATGGAAAGATATTCTAATAACTGCCGTTTCATTATTACATGTAATGAGCGCCATCGTATTATTTACCCTTTACAGTCTAGATGTGCTAACTATCTGTTTAAAAGACTTAGCCATGCTCATATGAGCCTTATTCTAGAGGGCATCTTAACGAAAGAAAAGATAGATACTATCAGTAAGGATGAACTAGATGGCTTTATAGGGGGGCTACATGGAGATATACGCAGGGGGATAACGGAATTACAGGCTTCTATCTCAAGTAATAGCCCTTTATCAAAAGTAATCCTCCAAAGTCTAGAACCTTACACCCTAATTATAGAAATGGTAAATGACAATAGATATGATGATTCTTTAGCGGCGGTTCATGACTTAATTTATAATTCCGTTGATATGTCAACTGTATGTGTTAATTTACATGATGTAGTGATAAAGACAGACATGATACACACTAAGAAATTCCAACTATTACGAGTAATTGGGGAGGCAGAATGGAGAAGTAAATCTATGACTCCTAAATTGTTAGCAAGTTGGATGATAGGTCAAATGATATAAGGTGAAAAAAATGAATGAAAATGAAGAAAAATTAATGAATGAAATGAATAAGGGAGCAGAACTGTTAGGAATAACAGCAGAAGATGCCTCCGCGAAGGTGGATGAAATTTGCCTCCAAAATGGATTAAACAGAGAAGAAGATGCACTTCTTGTATTGAGTCTATGGAGACAATATTTCTCTAGTGTTAGAATGGCACAGAAAAATGCAGACCCCGAAGACCCTAATACAACAACTGCAACAGGTAGTTGGATGAAGAGTGCTTTTGGTATGTTTATCGCTGTAGAAGAAGCGCGTGATATGATGAAAATTCAGAGAACACAAGTCAAGAATGAATACCTACGAGATGCAGAAAATTGTCTTAATATGGGGAAGGTAGCACTTATTGTTGAACAGGCAAATGACCCATCTATGTACACAGTAACTAGAGTGCATGATGGTGAAAAGCAAGTGAAAGAGATAGAGAATGTTCCATTGAATAATGTAGAAGTAGATGGAGGATGGATTGTTCCTTTAGATGCTATGAAGAGTTATGGTGAAGATGCTAACCCTAATTACGGAAAGCCCCTACCAGAGAGTGAATTTCGTAGAAATGCGATATTTATTGGAGAAGTAGAGGGTGTATTTGGTAAGTATTACTTTAATTACAAAGGAGAAAGTTGCAAGGAGTTTAGCCCAACTTCTTTTGAATATGTACACTTTGTATGCATTAAGAATAGAACTAACCCTAATAAAATACATGGTATTACAGATAAGACCCTTGCATCACTAATGTATAATGATGATATACCTGATGATTCCCCTGCAAAGAAGGACACATCTAGTATTGTTAAATCTGATGTATTGATGCAAACCTGTGAAGATAATTACAGTCCTCTACTTGATTTAGATAGATACCATAGTTTGATAATGTCTAAGGATTGGGATGATAGATTCGTACTTACAGATGGTTCTGTTTCTAGTATGAACATGACTCCTACTTCTAATGGTAATAGGATTGTATCTATAACCGATTTGAATGCTGATTTTGATTATGATGGAGATGGTTGGAGTGGTACTACTTGTTGGATTCCACCTCACTTAAACCTTGACTTTGGAATTGGTTCTAGTATAATTGTAGTAGGAAGAACTTCTCAGCGAACAGATGATGATGGCGCTTTAGAATCAAGCACTATTAATGTAACTGGAATATTAGTTACTGTTCGTAGAGGTAAATCAGTAGAAACTGAAATACCAGTAGAAGAAGATACCGATTGGTTCTGAGGTCATTATATGACCACAGGAAGGAATAATTTCCATATTTCGGATAGAGTTATTCATGGAGATACTTTTGCAATTCTATTAAAAGAAATAGAATTTTTAACATGGAAAATGAATTCAGAAACGGGTGAGTATTGGCTTAAATTCCATTGCCCCTCTAATAAAGAAATAAGAATAAAAGTAAGCCCTGACCATTTAAATCTAATACTAGGAGAATGGTCAATTCAAAAAGGAAATAGTATTTACATTAATATAAATGGTGATGATAATGACATGGACAACTAATACAGAAGAAAATGAAAATGAAAAAAGAATGAGTTTTAAGGAAAGAAAAGCGAAAATACTAGAGCAAATTGCAGAAAGAGAAAAGAGAGATTATTCTTTTATGTGTTGCTCTATTACGGGTGACCCTAAAGTAGGAAAAACTGGAACTGCATTAGACTGTAGAACCGAAGAAGAAATTGAAAAAGGAATGAAAGTATTTCTATTAGACTTTGATGATGGAGCAGAACCTACTTGGGATTCTTGTTGGGATAGAGATGAAAATATAATCATCTTTAATCCTCTAGAAGTTCTCCAAGATGGAAGCACTGATTGGCAAGAAACATTTACCAATGCTCATGCTTTCTGTGATTATGTTAAAGAAGAAATTAAAACCGAATTAGTAAAGGCTGTTATATTTGATGGCTTAGATAAAGCAGTAGAGGGTGCAAGCGATGTGCTTCGTGAACACTTAGTTACACATCAAAAGCGTGACCAATCTATTATTCTAGACACAGATTCAGTTAGAGTTTCCCCTCTAGATTGGAAAATAAGAAATAGAGTTCATGAAAGATTATTGAATGCGTTCTTAACTATTAATGCCCATAGGTTTTTGATTACACACATGAAACCTATTTATGGTGATATAGTTAATCCTACCCCTATTGGTTTTATACCTGATTGGTTGAAATCAACCCCCGCTAGATTTATACAGATGATTCATATTACTAAAACTAAAGTTGGGTCAACTACTAATTATGTGGCAGAATTACAAGCAAGTAAAACCAATTCAAAGTTAGTAGGTAAAGAATGGACTATATTCACCACCAATGGTGATAATGCTTGGAAAGGTATTCCAGAATTACGCGAGGGCACTTTATGAGATTTAATATGGAAAGTAAACATTTCGTTAATGCTCTAAATTCTGTCACCCTTAAAGGAAAATATCCTAGTGGAGCATCATACCAGTTTAAATCTTTATCTGATTATGTTTATATTGTTAGTACCGATACTAGTTTATCATTCTTTAATGCGGATAATACAACTAGTTGTTCTTACAGAGTGTCTACAGCAGGAGATGTAATAGATGTATTTCAAGCAGGGGAATGTATATTAGATATTCCTAAAACAATAAAGTATCTTAAAACATTTAGTGGTAATGTGTCGGTTAAAATAAAAGACTATGTTACTCTCACTACAGAAAATAAAACCGTAACAATGCCATATGTAGTTAGTCATCCCTGCTATGCGATGATTGAACATATAAGGTATCTTAAAATACCCACAGATGGTACTATGCCTATTTTTGGTAAAGAAGATACTTCATTTGAAGCAAGGGTAACAATCAATTCAGAGAATCTTTTAGACGCGGCAAAGAGTTGTGATGTAATAGGAATGGGTCATTATAAATTTGACTACAATGGAACATCATTTTTAATGTCTAGTCCTCAAGATGGAATAGAGAGAATTGAAATCAATGTAGAGTTACTTACACATGATGGGGATGAAGCAACAGTAGAATTAGCAGGGCCATTTGCACAATTTTTAATAGGACCGACAATGATTTTTCTTAAGGATGAATTTCCAATATTGTTCATTTCACCCGACAGAAAGTTGCTTAAAGCACCAAGAATAACAGGTAGATAATATGATAATCTCACAGGCTAGTAATGGAATCTCTTTATCATGGAGAGATTATGACCCCGATACAGGGGAACAAAATGCTAGATGGTCTAAATTTATTAAATATGAAGATTTCCCACCTTTCTTTTTTGTTGGAGAATCTGAACATATGCCTGAGAATTTTATAACAACTAACCGTTGGGGTAAATCTACTATAATAGAAGTTAAATATGAGGAAGGAGATTATGTTAATCTACAAAGAGAGAAATTAATAAAAGTTCTTTGTAAATATCCATCTCAAATACCCCTAGTAAGAAAGGAATTTATACAAACATATGAAGCAGATGTTCTCTATACTCATAGATATGCTATTGAAGAAATAGATGAAATGCCAGAGTATAATTTAAAGAAATGGTATTGGGATATTGAATGGCAACAGGGTGGAAAACATGATGGTGCTATAACTTGTATCGTTGTGTTTGATAATTATCTTGGTGAATTTTATAGATGGTCATGGCTACCAGAAGACTTAACTAATGTAGATACTGATTCATATGAATATGATAAGTATGGAAAGTTACATGCCAAAACTAAGACAAGTGACCATAAAACTTCTACAGGAGATATATTTAAAATAAGAGATTTTACTTATCCCAAAGAAATACAGATGTTATCTGCATTTATATCTGAATGTTTAATCCAAGACCCCGACATGTTAATTTCTTGGTTTGGTAATAAATTCGACTTACCAAAAGTATTGGAAAGATGTGTTGTAAATAAATTAGATGCAAGATTACTTTCTCCTATTTTTGAAGTGGATGGATTCATTCAAAAGAATAATGAATATATATTTAGAAAATCTTCATTTAATTCTATTGAACAACCTATCAAGGGAAGAATATGTCTTAGTTTAGATTTAGCCTTTGAAAGACAATGGAATGATGCTCAGAAAGGAACCTTACCTTCTTTGGCTTTAGATTATGTATCTGATTTGGTTCTTGGTGAAAAGAAATTAGTTAGTAAAAAATTTCCTGATAAACAAGATTTCTTTAGAAGAGCATGGGAAGAGGATAATGAAACATATTTAGAGTATGCTTTAACAGATGTAGATTTGATTCGTAGATTAGATGAAGAAAATTATTTATCTGAAGCGATTATATCATTACAACGATTACTTAAAGCACCATTTGAAGCATGTTTTTATGCTAGTCATATGGGTAGTATCTATTTTATGAGACATGCTTGGTGGAAAGCCCCCACTAGAGATGAGGGACCAAAGACTAGTTATCAAGGAGCAATGATATTTGACCCATTGATAGAAAAAACTAATGGATTACATATAGGTGTGGCGGCTTTTGATTTTGCAGGTCTTTATCCATCAGTTTGTGTAGCAAGGAATATTAGTTGGGAAACTAAAAGCGATGAACCAACTAAGTTTGCAGTTAATATAGCAATACCAAGAGATTTCTCAGAAATTACTAAGAAAGAAATGCTATATTATAAAACTGATAAACTAGGAGTCTTACCTAAAGCAGTAATTGAACTTAATAGTTTGAGAACAGATTATAAAAATAAGATGAAAAAAGCAAAGAGCCAAAGAGAATATAATAAATGGTTCAACAATCAAATGGCTGTTAAAAGATTGAGGGCATCTTTTTATGGTATTATTGGTTATCAAGGATTTGGTTGGGCAGATAGAGATTTAGCCGCATCAATAACAGCAAGTGCTAGAGAAGCAATCAGAGAAGCCACCCTCACAGCGAGGAAGATAGTATGAGAATTTTTAGATTGCATTGGAGAACAAGAAATAAATTGAATAGATTTCACAGTAAACTCAATAAACTATATATAGAACGAGATAAATATATTAGATATTTACATGATAAATATGGGTCTAATGCTATTTTAATAGCAAGACATGAAGATGGATGGGAAAAAGTTATCTTGAGAAACGATTTAAATAAGATGAAAGAAGGCAAATCTATTTTCAGACCTGCTAGATTTAGTACATTTGAAATTGAAAGAAGAATCTTAATTAACAGACCCAAAGAAGCAGATGAAGTATATATTCCTGAAAAATATAAGTGATTTCAATGGTAAGAGATTGGGGAACCTGTGCATGTGGTAACCTAGTAAGACCCGACCATCTTAAAAAAGATAGAAAACAACTTTGTGGAAAATGTTATTTAAAGTATAAACAAAAAGAGAGAAAAAAGAAGGGACTAAAATGAAAGATGAAGCATGGGATAAAGTTAATGGACCAGATATAGACAAATGGTCAGAAAAACATGTAGGTAGTTTAGCATTAACTAGAACCGTCTTAGGTTTCCTTAATTTATTATTGGGTGTTATTATTGTATTCAAAATATTTGGGGTGATATGATGATAAATTATTGTAGTTGCCAATTTAATAGAGGTACTAGAAGTATAACTAAAAAAGGATGTTGTGCTTATTGTGGATTAGAGGTGGATGAAAGATGAAAGTAGTTTATGGTCATACTGATTCTATTTATGTTAAAATAGATTCTATAAAGAAGGCAAAGTCTATAGTAAAAATAATTAATAATCATGTTAGAAGTAAATTCCCTAATGTTATGGGTTTAGAAGAGCATCCTATTAATCTAGAGTTTGAGAAATACTTTGAGAGTTTGGGGGTAGGAGCAACTAAGAATAGAAATGCAGGTTTAATTACTTGGAAGGATGGTAATTTTCTTATAGATAATGAATTTTTTATGACAGGTTTTACTGCTAAAAGAATATCAGAAACTTCTCTTGCGAAAGAAGTACAAATTAAAGTATTGAATATGTGGGTTGAACAAAAAACTAATGAAGATATACTGGAATATCTCACAGATATTTATCAAACTACTCTTAATGGTAATATACCATTAAAAAAGATTCTAAAAAGAAGTAGATATAAAGAAGAAAGATTTCATGTATATTGCCAATCATGTAAGAAAGCATATTATTTAACTGATACCAAATGTAATCATACCTTAACTACTTCGGAAAAGAGAGGTAGGGGTTGGGTATCAGCCGGGAAAAGACCATCAATAGGTTCAGGAATAGTAGGTGTTTTAATGTATAATAAACTAAATAAGGAACCAATTAATGATACTTATTTATTTATGAAAATAAAAAATAGTATTCATACTATAACCCATCCTATAAATAATATGTTGTTCAATCCTACTTACATGGCTGGTCTAGTAGAAGAAGATTTCAAAGATTTTACTCCTGATTGGGAACACTATGCACAATCAATAGTTAAAAAAGCAACTCCCATATTCAATGCTATGGAATGGGACATATATGATATTACAAAAGATGCAAGTCAAACATCTTTAGATGAGTGGTGGTAAAATAATGGGCCGCGTGAAAACCCCAAGTTGCCAGAAATGCGACACCAAAATGACGAGAATCTATGTTCGGCCAACAGGTATCAAGATGTATTGCCCGGTTGGTTTCGTTTGTATATGTGGGGGAACGATTTACGAATGGCCCACCAATATCAGAAAATGGATGGAAGGACGGTAATAGAATGAGAGAATACACATACGAATGGAATGCTTCATCCTATGAAGACGAAGATAAACCGATATTGAAAATAACTAAGTCATCCTTTGGTTCATATCAATGGTGTCCTAAGAGATATGAATTTCAATATCCTCAACATATGCCAATAGATACAACAGAACTTATGATTAAGGGAACTGTAGTTCATAATAGTAGGCAGAGTTTCTTTGAACTTTTTGATGTTAAAAAAGCAGAAGATTTATCTCATAGTGAATTACAAGATTATTGTATGAGTTTATATCCTATTGATGATTATTCAGATATGTATCATATTATGGGCGTAAATGATGCTAATAGATTTATGACTGCTAAGACACATAATGCTACAGAAGATTATTTGCCTGTAATCAATGAAGTGTTATTAGACGCAGAAATAGTTATTGATAGAAATACTCACAAAGATTTTCCACTTAGACAAAATTATAGAGTTCATTTACAAGGAATTATTGATAGGATGTTTTTAGAAGAAGGAGGTTATATTCCTATGGAATTAAAAACTGGCCCTTGGAAGGATTGGAAAACAACTATGATGAGAAAGGAGATGGCTTTCTATCAATTACTTGTAGAAAATTGTCCTGATGAAATGCTCATAGAAAATGGAATAGACCCTGAAATTAAGATAACACATTGGGGTTGGTATTATCCTGCTTCTAATTTAACCTATATAGAAGAAATTAAGAAAACTAGCATGAATGCTGTATTAAAAGGAATGGCCAAGATATTATTCTCATATGAAGAAGAATTATTCCCTGCTAAATTTTATGCAAAAACATGTGTGCATTGTAGTTTCTATAGTATATGTGATGTAGCACAATCGGATGGGTGGGTATAATGATAATGGATTCATACCAAAGAGTAGCAAGAAAGACTGTAATATATCCTAGAAAGCAAATGATAATTTATCCGGCACTTGGATTAGCAGGTGAAGCCGGAGAAGTATGCGAAAAGGTCAAGAAGTATCTTCGTGGAGATTATGATGTTCCATATAGACCCTCTCAATCTAAAGATGTGCTAGCAGATAAGGTTGAAGAAGAACTAGGTGATGTGCTATGGTATATCGCAAATCTAGCAACAGACTTAGGGCTATCATTAGATAATATAGCCGCTAAAAATCTAGCGAAACTCCACGACAGAAAAGAAAGAAATGTATTACAAGGTGACGGTGATGATAGATGAGTAACATAGAAAAATTAGTAAAGCAAGAATTAATGAAGAAATCATGGACATTTGGTGAAATAGCAAATGTATCTAATACAGTTGAAGAGATAACTGAAAGTATTAGACAACATATACCTACTAAAGACAAGATAAAAATGGTATGGAATGTAGAAGTATTTGCTGAAGAGTTAACTCCATTTGGACAAATTTATAGTAATGTAGTTAATTCTACTTTAAAAGAACAAGTAGCAGGATTTGTTAAAGAAGCATTATTAAATGCAGAAGTATTATTCAATGAGGTAGAAGGAAATGAAATATCCGAAGGAAGTTTGGGCGGGAAGTCATCTAAGGAACGCAAGACAGATGAAGAGAAACCTAGTGATGACCAAGAGTGAAATGATAGATTGGATTAAATTGTATAATGGTAAGATGAATTGCTATTACACTATCTATGACTTTGAAGAATTTTCAGATAAAGAAAAGATAGAATCATCAATTATATTAGATAGAGCATTTTTAGATTTTGATGCACATAAAGATATTACTATTGATGAAGCATATCAAGATTTCAAAACAGCCGTTTATTTTTTATTAACTGCAACAATTAAAATTCAAATGTATTTTAGTGGAAAGGGTTTTCATATAATAGTTCATGGAGAAAGAGCCAAGGATATTAGACAAATTCAATCTTGGTATAGATTATTAAAGGAGAAAATAGGCCCACTCAAATCACTTGATGATAGCGGAATCCAAACCAATAGATTAAGAAGAATACCTAATACTGTTAATATGAGTAGTTCTGATGAAAACGGAGAACCATATTTCTGTATTCCAATTCTTAAAGAAGACTTAACCAAACCATCATATGAAATACTAACATTGGCTAAAGAACCTAGATTCGTTAAAAGTGAATATGGAAGTTGGAGAACTAATTGGCCTAGTGTAAAACCAATAGAGATATCAGAAGAAGAGATAGAACCAATAAAACCAATAGGAAAATTGCCAATTGTCCCTTGTTTATACAATGCTATTATGGTTCAAAATCCCGGTCATTATGCTAGAGTTTATTTGGTTCAATGGTATAGAGATATTTTAACAATGGGACAAAGAGAAATGCCTCTTGAAAAGAAGAAAGAAGTAGCAAATCAAATCATGGAGGAACTTAAGGAAATTGCTTCCTATGAAGATGTATGGTTGGATTGGGATGAATATAAAACTAAGAATTATGTATGGGGCATAGTGAATAAAGGATATAATGCACCGAGTTGTTCTAATATATTAATTCCTCAAGGTTATTGTGTCGGTAAGTGTTGGAGGTATGGTGAATGAAATTAAGTATAGATAGCAGAGAACACTCTAAACTTTCTGAAGCAGTAGAAAAAGAAGCATTAGGTATGAATATTCCAATAGAAAAATTATGGTTAGAGATAGGAGATTATGTTTTTGACGATGTTTGTTTTGAGGCCAAGTCCTCTTTTGATTTTCTTCAATCGGTTATGAATAAGAGATTATGGAATCAACTAGACAACATGGATAGGGCTTATAACAATAATAATGTAATAATATATGGAACTTTAAATTCTGCTATCACTCAGTATATGAAAAATATTAAAGTAACCCCGAAATGGAAACCACAAAACACAGACTCATTGCAAAGAAAATTATATTTCCATAATAAATTCATGGGTGCTATAGGAAGAATCATTTTAGATACCGATTGTAATTTGATATTAACCTCTAATGAAAAGATAGCCGCAAAGGTAATCTGTTCTGTATTCAAAATGAAACCAATAGATAGAGAAGTCTATCAACCTAGGCTAATTAAACAGAAGAAAATTAGCACATCAGATTTAAGAGTAGATGTTCTTATGACTATTAAGGGCATTAGTGAACAGAAGGCAACATTACTAATACAAGAGTTTGGTTCCATTATGGAACTAGGAGAATCCTCAGTTAGCGAATTATGCAAACTGAAAGGAGTGGGGGAAACTTTAGCCAATAGACTTTTGAACACTCTAAATTCTGAGGATAAACAGGTGATATAAATGATAGATGAAAATGAGTTAGATGAATTATATTATGGATTCATAGAAGATGAACAAGAAAGCAATAAATTAAGTTTACCCATATTTATAGAAGAGTATGTTAAAAGTGCAACAGAAGTATCTAAATATAATCATGTGCCAGCCGCAATCAGTGCGTTTGTTTTATTAGGACAAATTTGTAAAGATAAGGTTTCTCTAGTAAGTGGAAGAAGAACAGAAGATACTAGAATTCCTTTTCTTTGGATGCAAACTTCTGGAACAGGAAAATCAGAAATGTATAATTTCTACGGGCCAGTTTCAAGAAAAACATTCCAAATTTTAAATTTAAAGCATAAGACTAATTTCACAATCTTTGATATTAAAGAAATAACTGATGCGGCTTTAATAGGTTCTTTAAAACAAGAAGAACATATTGTAGAAGATGACGATGGCAATAGACGAAAAGAATATATTAGTGTCCCAATTAAAGGTGCATTAGAAGGAAGCGGTCTTATTGTATATGATGAGTTTGAGCATTCAGGTGTATTCAGACAGACTCAACATAGAGAGAATGTGGTGTTATATCTTAACACCTTAATGAATTCATTACATGGTCAAAATTGGCAAATCACTAAGAAACTAAAAGATAGTGATGAACCTATAATTTGTTTATGTCGTAGGTCACCTTACGCTACAACTTATATTCCCGAAGGATTAACTAAAGTTATATCTGAAAAAGGAGTTCTTCAAAGAATGCTTATATTTATTTGGGAAGTTCCACAACATATTCAAGATGAAATTCGTGAGAGTGTTATACTTGAAGTTGGTACTAAAATAGATAATGTAGCACCTATCAATAAATTTGCAAATGGATTTGTAAAAATTTATGAAGCACTAGATGAAAGGTTCAAAGAAGTGGATGAAAATCCTGAGAAAGTAATAGTGTATTCTGATAATTTTACAGATGCTTTAATGAGAGAATTTTGGAGCATGAAGAATTACATTGCTAACAGCCGACCCGAAGTATTAACTATAGCAGGGAATTTTATTACTAGAATGAATAACCACTTGGTTAGAATGGCTGTATTATGTTGTATCGCAGAAGCCCCTAGTATCAAGGATAAAAGTAAAAGGTATATTGTAAACACCAATCATGTTGTTCAAGCATCTTCTCTCATCCGACAATGCTATAAGAGTCTCGTCTCTTGGCTAGATGTAGCCCTCAAGGTTCATAAGAAGACCTTAGAAGACCGAGCCAATGTAAATGCATTTAGAGAGTCTTACCAAGAACTTAAAGATAAAGATGGATGGGTAAGTAAAACTAGATTATTCGGTAAAGTAAGAGAGAAAACAGGGAAACACGATTCCACATTATACAAATGGTGGCAAACTATTGAAGAACATTTTGAAACAAAAAGGATTGCCAAGAGAGTATATGTGAAAATAATGGAGGAAAGTAAATGAAAACGAAAGAGAAAGTAACAGAACTGACTTTTGCAGAACTAGAATTATACTATTTCTTGCAGAAAAGTTTTAATGAGTTGGCAAAATTCATTGATACTGTTAGAGGCCGCAATAAGAAGAAAACCAATGAGTTGCATGGGAAATACTATAACCTACCCTACGCTGAGAGGAAAGTAGTGGATGGTGTAGTTAACCGTGCTAAGAAAGCAAAGCATCATTTAGATGTGTATGCAGGTATTCGTGTGGTTGAAGATACTTTAACAGCAGAGTGATAAAATGAAGAAAAATGAAACAATGTACATTATATTTAATGTCTCAGATGGCCCTAAAGTAATAACAGAAACTTTAAATACTAAAGGACAAGATGGTTGGTGGTTAGCCACCGCTATTAATGTAGGCGGAGATAAGTTATGCATGTGGATGAATAGAAATGTTGATTCAAAAAGCCCAGACCCCGAAGCGGCAGAAAAGAGTAAGTTGTCTGAATTATGGTCTGATATAACGGGTGATGATGATTGAGTGTTTTAGCCATAGACTTAGAAACTAAGAATTATGCTCATGAAATAGGTGGGTGGAACAATACCCACATGTTCAGAGTTTCTACAGTTTGTACATGGGATGGCGACAAAGGCACAATTTACATTGATAAACCAGTAGATGACTTAAACAAAGGAAATGTAGAAGTGAAACCGATTTCACAATTAAAATATGATTTAGATGACCACTTTGAAAAGGGTGGTCTTTTACTTGGACATAATATAACTTCATTTGATTTGCCCATATTAAAAAATGCATTGGATATTTATTGCATCAAAAAGTATATGGACAAAAAAGCATTCATAGATACTAGTCAGTATCTAAATAAAGAATATGGGGAAAGATATAGTTTATCTAATCTTGTTCAAAATACATTGGACTCAGATAAATTAATGAATAGTGAAGATGCTCCTGTAATTTGGAAAGCAGGGGGTTATGAAGAAGTAGCAAAATATTGTTTAAAAGATTGTGAATTGGTGTATGATTTGTGGAAACACGGACAAGAAAATGATGTGGTTAAAGGTTTATCCTCTAACCAAGAAAAAGTAATAGAACTAGAGGTAAGGTGGTAAGAATGGAAACTATTGAAATAATGATATGGTTAGTATTCATCATTATTATATCTTTATTATTCTTCGCAGCATTTGGTAATTCTAAATATAATGAATCTACCATAGAGGAATATATGCAGAGATTAATTGATGATGAGGCAATAAATAATGGCCCTCCGTGAACAATGCTTTAATTGCGGAATACATACCATTCCTAAAAGGATTCATGGTATATACATAGGCTCTACAGAATCTGTAAAAATTTGGGAATGTAGAGAATGTAACTCCTTGTGGTCGGAAAAAACTAATCTAAAAATGATTAGTTAGTCCGACTACAGGGTTAAATTTTTTTTTTATTTTTTTTAGCATCAAATAATAATTGACTAATATTTTTATTCCTTTTTGATGAAAGTTTTATCAATTAATTATTTTTAGAAAATCACAGAATTTCAGTTTGTTGGGGGTGCTTGAACAGGCTCCTATTGCCCTTTCTGAGCCTCTGAGGGGTGCTGTAAGCGAGTCCTGAAGCCCGACCCTCTACGACCCCTAACGGCTCATAATCGCTCTCTAAGGCATGTAAGGAGGGAGTAATAAGTTACTCCTTTTGCACAGTTCATATACTCTCAGACCCCCCATAATTACACTAAATTATTTTTCAATCAACTATCTATGGAATCGGTAAAACCATCCATTGTTTTCAAATGGAGGTAACATTGTTTCAGTAAATTATACTGTGTTTTAGCATTACCAATGTTTAATATGGTGCTGAAACTTTTCCCCCCAAAGGGGTGTTCTCCCTCTTCTTTCGCATCTTCGTTCTTGTAGAATTTAACTGAGTATTCTACACTAACGCCTTCATCATTTTGCATATTGCTAAAAGATGCTCTCGCAATCTTTGCATATATATTGGGTATAGTTACCCCTAATTCCTCGTGTTCATAATCTAGTTCTAAAGCCATTATATCATCCTATTATTTTCCTTTCTCCTAAAACCAATTCTCCGGTTGAGGCCAATTATCAACAGCATCATTTGCTGAATCATAATTTTCTGGTGCATTTCTTAACCATTGTCTAAATGTAGTAATTGCCTCTTGTTGTTCTTCTGTTAAAGCATTATATTTATCTGTTAACATATGAACATCAGTTGCCAAAAGTGCAAGGTCTCTTGATTCCCTGAAAGTTTCCCATGTAACATCATAAGGAATTCCATCCTCAGTTCTATACAGTGTTGTTAATCTAATCATTTATTTTCCTCCATTAGTTTCATGTGAATGTGCTCCATATTGCTGACTTAGTTCCGCTTCCTGAGTTTGATAAAGCAACCGTTGTTGCAGGTGAAGTTAAGCCGTTTATCCACACTTTGAAACCATTAGACACACCGACATTACCCCCTGAACCTGAAATGTTAGGTAGTGAGTCTGAAGACCATGCTAAAATATTATAGGGCGTAGAAGTTTCTTGATTATTAGCCCAATTTGAAGTCATAATAGCATAATATTTTGAACTATCTATTGTTAATGATTGTCCCTGTGCTACTATCCAATCTACTGAGCCGTAACCTGTTGAACCGCTAAGGTCAACAAACTTTGAAGCAGCCCAACTAGCCGTAGCGATTAATGTGCCATTAGGAGAACTATCTATTAAATTTGAATCTGTTAATTCATATAGTGCGGTAGTTACTCCTGTATCAGCAAGACCTGACGATAAAGAATTAATGTAAATCCATGCTTTAGATAGAGTTTTTGATTCTAAGAAAGAAACCAAATTACCATAAGCCCAATAAGCATTCATCCCTCCGTTTGTAATGCTACCAGCATTACCATTCATCATCGGAACTCTAGTACTAGCCGTAAACTTGAAAGCAGCACTATCTGTATTACCACCTACTGCTGTTCCTCCAACAGTTAAAGAACCCGGAATATCAACAACACCGCTTGAATTACCTGTAATCCAAACAGGAGTTCCATCTCCTGATGATATGGATAATTGGTCATCACCTGTTGCACTTGCTACATCAGCATTTCCAATAACTACATTGTTATCCCCAGAAGTGATGTTATTCCCGGCTTGATACCCAATGGATATGTTGTTAGCACCACCATTCATGTGCGATTGAGCCTGATACCCTACGGCAGTATTGTAATTTCCATCGGCCCAATTCTGACTGTGACTTTGATAACCTAATACCACATTTCCTGTGCCACTACGAATCTTGTAGCCAGCATCTTTGCCCATTAGGATATTCTGCCCTCCTGTTGTCCAATTGTAGAATGCACCCTTTCCGACAACTACATTGTCGTGACCACCTGCTTCTCCTGATTGGCCCCTACCTGCATTTGCACCAATAAGTGTGTTACCTGATGTTCCTGTAATGTAAAGATGAGAATTATATCCTATGGCCGTATTGTATTCACCTGCCAAATTAGCACTACTCGCCTCATGTCCGACAGCAACATTGTAATCCCCAGTTGTCGTAACATCGAGTGCATAGTTTCCAATAGCGATGTTCTTCTCACCACCATTAACAGCACCACCGAGAGCGTCGTAACCGATTGCGATGTTATCTGATTCTGTGTCTGCGGCAACTAAAGCACCCTTTCCAATAGCGGTGTTTCTTGTGCCTGTCGTGATTGCATATCCTGCACTCTCACCAATTCCTATGTTGTAGTCACCTGTCGAGAGAGTTCTCAGAGAATATTTCCCTATTCCTATATTGCTTGAAGCATCGTCGCTAAGACCATACATGCTTTGATGCCCAATAGAGATATTATCATCCCCATCGTTAGCGGTAGCATTAGCCGTAGAGCCAAGCGCGATATTGTAATTACCACCATCCAAGTATCGTCCAGCACTATGTCCGATTATAACATTGGATGCTCCATTGGTATTAGTCAATCCTAATGTATCTCTCCCAATAGCGATATTATTGCCACCAGTCGTCAGAGTCTTGAGAGAGTTTTTGCCTATACCAACATTGTTATCACCGGAAGTCAATGCCGCGAATACATCTTTACCGATACCAACATTTCCTGATGCCGCATCAAGAGTCCCATGTGGGGGAGCAGCACCATCAGGAGATATGAGAATACTGTCTGTGAAGTTCGTGATGTTGCTGATTACATCAGTTAAGCCATCAAGTGAAGAAGCACCACCAACAGCAGAACCTCCAACAGTAAAGGAACCTACAACATTGACTGTTCCATCAGCCGCAATAGTCATTCTTGAAGTTCCGGCTGTTGAGAAACCAAGTTGGTCTGCATCAATTCGATACATTCCTGTATTAGTATCGCCATTGAAAGTGTAGTAAGGGGAGGCTGCGGTTCCACTCAGAGCCATAAATTTACCTGATGAGCCACCGATATAAAAATTGGTAGTAGTAAATCCAACATCACCATGCACTTGCATTTTGTTGCCATATGATGCGTTTGAACCTATGGTAGTATTACCTGATTGGTCTATTGAAAAGAAAGTTGAATCAGATGCTTGGTCATGAACTTCAAAGGCATTACCTGTTCCTAATTGAACAATCTTCATTAGTGCAGTATCGCTAGTATCTGATATTAAGAACTGTTCTGAACCACTTGTTGAAGTCCAAGTATAACCCGTAGTGCTACCACTAACAGCCGCCCATGCTGTTGAACCATCTGTTTGAGCAGTTAATACATAATCATTGGTTCCTGTTTTTGCTACTGGTAAATCATATGAGTCATTAATTCTAATTGCTGATGTTCCACTTCCACCACCTGAAATGTTTAGTTTATCACTTCCATCCCCATATAATTTACCACTATTGATTTTAATTCCTGCTGTTGTAAATGAAGTTTTTACACTCCCACCATGAACAAACGAGAAACTATTACCACCATTATGGGTAATACCTGTGTCTGTATCTCCTGTGAAACTCAAAGCAGGAGTAGTTGAATAAGCATCTGCTAATCGAAGTGTTGGGTCTGTTAAGGTTTTATTTGTTAGTGTCTGTGTTCCTGTTAATGTAGCAACAGTTGAATCAATGGCTATATCATTTGCATTCGCAGTTATACCTGTTCCACCAATTACATTCAATGTTGGATTAACTGTGCTAGTTCCTGATTGAGTCATTCCTGTTCCAGCAGTAACAGAAGTTACAGTTCCACTAGAACCACTTGAAACAGTTTGCCAAGAACCATCTCCACGCAAGAACTTAGTTCTATCTCCTGTTACTGCCTTTGGTATTAATCCCGGATTTGCTGCATTACTTGAGTCTGCTCCCTCAAAGGTATTCAACTGAATGTCTTTAGTTCCACCAAGAGTTATCTTAGAAGAAGTTCTTCCCTTTATAGTTGCATTATCAGCAATAGTAGCCGCAGTAGTTCCACCATGTCCTCTAACACAACCTGTAAAGGTAGTGCTAGTAACACCTACATATCTAACCAACTCACCAGAAGCCAATTCTAATGTTCCAACAGTATCGAATCCAGTAGTTGAATCAACAGTAACAGTAGTAATTGATGAGTTATGTGACCCATTTGCTGATGTTGCTCCCTTTTGTGTTCCCTGTGATACAGCAAAGGCACTCACCTTATCTCCTGTAATTGCACTATCTGGTATCTTTGCGGTAGTTACTGAATCATCACAAATTGTTCTAGTGATAACTGCATCATCAGCAATCTTTGGTTCACTAATTGCTTCCGATGCGATTTCATTTGAATCTACAGCGTTGTTAGCAATTTGTAAGTTTTCTATTGCGTTATCTGCTAATTGTGCAGTATCTATTGCTTTGGATACTAATTTACTTCCAGCAATATTACCTGTCAATTGTGCATTTGTGACTGTACCTGTTAAACTAGTAGTAGGTAGTCCCGTTGCATTAGTTAGAACACCACTAACAGGTGTTCCTAATGCTGGTGCTACCAAAACCATACCTGAAGCCATTGTTCCTTGAGCCACTTGAGCCGCAGGTAATGCTGTTGCATTTGTTAAAACTAATGCTGATGGCGTTCCTAATGCTGGCGTTACTAATGTTGCATTGGTTAATGTTCCAACAGATGTAATTGCTGTTTGTGCTGCACCTGTAACTGTTGCGGCTGTTCCTGTTGTATTCTGATTCAATGTTGCTATTCTTTCCTTTGCGATTGTTCCACTTGAGAAGAAACTTGTTGCTGAATCGCCCGCTTGAGCCGTAGTAGCCGTAGTTGCAGTATCAGCATTACCTGTTAAAGCACCAACAAAAGCACTAGCAGATATTGGTTTGTTTGAAGCAAGTCTAGCATTAGTATTATCCCAAGTAAATGTAGGCGCACTAGCATGAGAACCAAATTGTAATCCAGCCGCATTAGTTAATGCTAGGGTTGAAGCACCACTAGCCACAGTAATTGTTTTATCTACTATATCTAAATCAGTAGCACTTACAGTATTCAAATCACCTGTAATATTGAAATCTCCACCAACAGTTAAATCTCCTAGAATGGTTATAGTATCATCTGCAACTCCAATAGTTACATCATCGAAATCTGCCGCAAGACCACTTTTTAGGTTAGCAGTTGAAACATTAACATCTGTATTGTGATTTATGTCGCTTACCTTATCATCGTTTACATTTACTCTAAACTCTAACTTACCAAATGCTTCCCTAATCTTATCTGCGGCAACAACATTACTTTCTGAACCAGCAGTTGAATATCCTGTTAATGCTAGGTTTGCTATCTCAGTAGCAGTTTGGTCATCAGTAGCATCTGATGGTGCATGAGATACTTGTGAATGGTCATAACCAATTTTACCTCTATCGCCTCTATATGCTGTGCTACTTGTTTCACCTAATGCTAGTGTAGTAAAGGCTGTAGAATTAAAAGCATTTGAACCAAATATCTCAGATGAGAGTTTTCTCTTTTGAGAGCCATTATCAAGAACAACAAACTCATCTGATGCAGTTACCCAAGCCTGAGTCATATCTGCTAAGTCTGATAAATCCACATCAAGAGCATTACTATTCAAATCAAGTAAAGTTCCAGCACTTCTTTGAGTGTTAGTATCTGTTGATGTAATTGTAACTGCACCTGCAGATTCAGTAATAGTTACATTAGAACCTGCTGTGAATGCTAATACCTCAGAAGCACTTAATGTATTACCACCAGCAGTTATACCCCTCCAAGTATTTGTATCTGTTTCAGCCGCCCATGTGATTGCTCCACTACCGTTGGTCTTCAAGATGTAATTCGCTGAACCATCGCTTGTAGGGAAGGTGTAAGCATTGTTGAACATTACCGCATTATTTGAATTTCTTCCCACTAATACCTTTGAACCGGCTGTGGCTCCACCATACAGATAGAGATTTGCGGCACTCCCATCTCCATCTTGAATCTGAATAAAGGCTGCATCATCTTCATCTCCGGTTTCGAGAATCAAATCTGCTGAGCCGCCGGATGTAAGTTTTGCATTAGCAGTCCCATTCGATATGGCTAAAGTCGTGGCTGAAACATCATAAGTGAACTTTGCATTACTTTCAATCTCGTTACTCGTTAAATCTCCATAGGCGACCTGATTATCTGAAATTGAACCACCGATGGTACCACTTGATATTGTTTGCCAAGTATTATCACCTCTAAGGAATTTAGCATTTCCTATACCTGATGCTGATAACATCGCTAAATCCACAGCACCGGAAGCAATTGTTAACGCAGTTGCACCTGTTACATCACCTGTATGTGTGGCATTTGTTACCTTAGCAGTATTAGCAGTAACAGCAGAAGCGTCGGTATAACTAGTCTTAGCAGTATTAGCAGTAACAGCATCAAATACTGTTGGAGTCATTACTCCACTTACAGATGTAGTGGCTGCTGGAATTACTGCATTAGTCCCATCAGAAGATACTATCGTTCTCGCTGCTGTTGAACCTGTAATAGTTAGATTAGTACTTACATTGTGGTTTATATCTGATACCTTTGCATTGTTAGCAATAACATTATCATACAATGCTTTACTCATTACTCCTGAAACACTAGCCGTTGCTACAGGTATTGTTACATTATTTCCTGTAGATGAAGTTATTACTCTAGCAGCAGTAGTCCCTGTAATACCTAGATTAGTTGCTACATTCGCTTCTGCACCCGAAGGAGCATGAGCCGCTTGGGAATGAGTGTAAGCAGTATCATAGTTAGTTTTCAATGCATTAGTAAAGTTATTTTGTGTAAGACCACCATCTCCAACTGCAATTGCAGAAGAGTATGCTACATCTGCTGTTCTTGCTAATGTTCCACCAGCAGTAGGTAATAAAACATTGTAGTCGCTTCCAACTACACCTGCTTTCAAGGTTAATTCATTACCATCTGATACTGTGCCTTCAAACACTACTCCATTTGTAGTTGAAACTGTTTCGACATTACTTGTTGTGGTTGTTCCGGTAACAACCAATGAACCGGGAATTGTTACTACAACATCTGTATCATCACCAATAGATACTGCACTAGATATATCCCCTAATCTAGTTATCAGATTAGCAGTATTCACATTTATATCTGTATTATGATTTATATCTGATACCTTTGCATTATTGGCTATGATGTTATCATATAATTCATCAGTTAATGCTCCCCATGCATTAGTTGTTGCCGCAGGAATAGAAGCATTTGTTCCGTCACTTGATGTAATAGTTAAAGCAGAACCTGATGCGCTTACTCCTAGATTAGTGCTTACATTGGTAACCTTAGCAGTATTAGCACTAACTGCCGAAGCATCTGTATAACTAACTTTGGCTGTATTTGCAGTTAAGTCATCAAACATCTCATCAGACATTACACCCCAATTATCAGTATCAGCCAACGGTAATGATGCATTTGTTCCATCAGATGATACTACATCTAATTTAGTTCCACTTCTGCTTACAGTAAGATTAGTGCTAACATTGGTAGCCTTTGCTGTATTGGCTGTAATGGCTGATGCTTGACCACCACTTATGGTAGTAGTATCACCCGCTAATGCTGTTGATGAAGAAGTACCTAATGCTAAATGAGCCGCTTGAGAATGAGTATATGCTGTGTCCCAATTTGAATTAGAAACATTGAAAGTTAAATCGTATGGGTCACCATCTGCTCCACTATCTGTGTCTGTCCAATTAATATCTATGTTAGTGCCATCAATGAACTTAATTTCCTTATTCTCTGTAATGGTTACTTCTGTTCCATCACCATCTTCAAGGACGAAACCTGCACCCATATCAACAGTATTAGTATATGAAGTAATATACCCAGAACCATTGGTTAATTGATTGTTATTAGTTATATAGTTAGCATTGGTTGCACCAGTATAACCCAATTGTGATAAAGTCATTGTTCTCTTAGTCATGGCTGTAATATGCCCAGTAGCATTAGTTACTAAGGTATCAATAACCTCTGCATTGGCAGTATCAATATTGGTAACAGCCGAATTAGGATGAGTATAAATTGTATCATCATTTGGTAAAGTAATAGCCATAATATATGGGTTACTTGTTGTTCCCACACCACTTAGATTAGTTCCTGCTGTTCCTGTTGCGGCGGTCATCTTAAAGAATTGATTCTCAATAATAGTTTTATCATCATTATCATCATCTCTAATTTTGAAACCTGCACCCATTGTGTTAGTATCAGTATCAGGAGTTCCCCAACTAAATGAACCATCTCCATCAGACCTTAGATAATTAGTTGTTGCACCATCACCTGAAACATTTAATTGAGTGGCTCCTATTGAATTATCTGTAATTGATATATCATCTGCATTTGCAGTTATACCAGTTCCACCAATTACATTTAGTGTAGCAGTTCCACTTGACGCACCACCAGTTAAACCAGTTCCAGCAACAACTCCTTCTATATCACCGGAACCAGACCCGAAGTTTCGTGAATCAATATATTCTTTAATAGCACCTGAAGACATTAAATGGTCGTCAGTATCAACGAATTCAGTACCAATATCAATATCGTCAAATGCATGACCACTAAGAGATATTGACCCTGTTGTTGTAAAGCCACCCGCAGTAATTGTTCCGGTAGTAGTATCACTAGCATTATTCTTTAGGAATGCATCATCTACATTAAATGTAGTTCCACTTAGAGTTAAGTTAGTTCCACCTGTATATTGAGTATTTTCATGAGGTTTAGCATCAACATATGCTTTAATAGACTCAGCAGAAGCAACATTTGTTGATGAAGCACCCGTCATTGAATCGCTATCTATTAAAGTTAATTGTGTGTTAGTATCAGTTTCATGAGTATCAATCATACTCTTAACATCAGCCGGAGTAAATCTCTTTATTGCCGTTGAAGTTCCTGCTGTTCTTTCAGATGTAGATACTTGAGATATTTGATTATGATAAGCAGTTTCAACTTGAGAATCAGATAATTGAGTGTTTGTGTTTGTATCTGTAAATACTGCTCCTGTTGGAACTGCTGTCTTTACATTATCAAAAGCCCAATCAGAACTTATTGAAGTAGTAGAAGCACCATTAGTAGGAGTGCTACTTATTGCTCTATGGGTATCTGTAGTATAAGCAGGAATTCCAAATGTTCCATCATGCTTTAAGAAATGTCCACTTGTTCCAGCAGAAGGAACTAGTCCTGAATTGCCTTCAGATATAGCAGAAGAATATGCAACTCCTGATGTTAAAGCAACTGTCCCTGTAGCATTAGGTAATGTAACTGTTCTATCTGCTGAAACAGTTCCAGCCTTTAATAACACTTCATATTCATTAGCCGAACTTCCCTCAAATTGAACTCCATTACTTACAGTAGTGGTTTCAACATGCTCAGTTGTAGTTGTTCCTGTAACAATTAAAGAACCCGGAATAGTAACTACATCATTTGAATCTCCAATACTAACAGCATTACTACCGAAACTACTTCCAAGTCTAGTCTTCAAATTAGCAACAGAAACATCTACATCGGTATTAGTTACCTTAGCAGTATTAAGTGCAACTGCATCAAATATACCTGTGGACATTACACCACTCACTAAAGTAGTGGCTACGGGTATTTCTGCATCTGTGCCATCAGAAGAAGCAATTGTTCTTGCTCCTGTTGTTCCGGTTATAGTTAAGTTAGTAGTTACATTGTGGTTTACATCAGTTGCCTTAGCATCGTTTAATGCAGTTCTCTTTTCTAGTTTACCTACACCTACTAATATAGTATCTGTTGCTGCTACAGCACCACCTGTTGCTGTGCTTAATCCAGTTAATACTTTTGCTATTACCTGTGCATTAGTTAATTGTGTATCTGTGTTTGTTGTGTAACTAGGAGTAGCCCATACAGCAGTACCGCTTGAATCATATTTTAAGAATTTACCTGAACTTCCTCCTGTTGGAATATGTTTATTACCAGCAGTATCAGGATGAGTATAAACTGTGTCTGTAGAACTTAAAGTTAATGTATTAGCATTATCATCATAAGTTGCTGTTACATTAGTTCCACCAACAATAAGACCATTAACATAATCTTCTATCGCTTCCTCAGTAACATAATCCGGGTCAGCCCAAACTGCTGTTCCACTAGATGAATATTTTAAGAATTGATTTGAGGCTCCACCTGTGGGAATATGTTTATTTCCTGCCGCAGTAGAATGAGTTATTGCGGGTGTAGTTCCACCACTAGAAGATACAGCACCACTTGCTGTTACTGCTGTTACTGTTCCTGTATTTGTTGTCCAACCTGCATCATTAGAGAAATAAGATAGAGCAATCTCTGATGCCGCCTTTCTACTTTCTGTTGTTCCATCTTGTAGAATGAATTCTGTTGTTCCAGCAATAGTGCTTGTTTTATCAGTTAATTCTGCGAAATCTAAATTAAGAGTAACATCTCCTGAAAGACCACCACCACTTAATCCAACACCTGCATCTACTCTAGTAATATCACCTGAACCTGTAGCAAATCCTTGAGCATCAATATAGTCTTTAACTGCTTTTGAGGTAGGAACTTGAGTTTCTGATGTTCCAGCAAAAGATTCAGACCCAAGATTTATTGCACTCGCAGCCATTTCAGATAGAGTTAATCCACTTACATTGAATGTTAATGTTTCTGCTGAATTTTGGTCAGTAGAGAAATTGCCTCCACCAGTTAAACCTGTTCCAGCAGTTAAAGTAATTACCGCATCATTAGCAGTAGAAGTTGCTGTAGCACCTGCCGCTACTCCATCTAATTTAGA